CTACAGGACCCACCGGTGCTAACAGCACAGTTGCGGGACCTACGGGCCCTACCGGACCTACTGGTCCGACTGGAGCGGATTCCACGGTTGCGGGTCCTACGGGTCCTACGGGTCCTACGGGTCCGACCGGAGCAGCGTCAACTGTCGCGGGTCCCACCGGACCTACTGGTCCAACGGGGGCGAATTCCACGGTGGCCGGTCCAACTGGACCGACTGGTCCGACAGGGCCGACAGGTGCGGCATCTACTGTTGCCGGACCAACCGGGCCTACTGGTCCCACGGGAGCTAACTCTACTGTAGCCGGTCCTACCGGACCGACAGGGCCTACGGGTCCGACTGGAGCCGCATCGACAGTCGCAGGGCCAACAGGACCCACTGGACCCACTGGTGCTGCTTCCACTGTGGCAGGTCCGACAGGGCCAACCGGTCCGACCGGACCAACGGGCGCAGCTTCGACCGTCGCTGGACCTACTGGACCCACGGGGCCAACAGGTCCCACTGGTCCGACAGGCCCGACTGGACCTACCGGGGCTACATCGATCAATAACGCCAATTCGACAGATCAGTTGGCCAATGCAACGGACACATATATCACCGGTTCGAGTTTAGCAATTGCCAGTCACGTGCAGATTGGCACAACGATGCGCTGGCGATTTTCCGCCACCAAAACCGCGACCGGCACAGTTACTCCGCAATTGATTTTACGTTTCGGTGCCGGTGCTACCGTGACGGATACGGCGCGATGCCAAGTGACGGGTAGCGCACAAACTGCCGCAACCGATACATGCTGGATCGATGTGGAAGCAATCATTCGGGCAACGGGCGCATCTGCTGTAGTTCAGTCCGTAGTTCGGATTGATCATAAAGGTGGTGTTAGCGGATTTGCCACCTTGGTTGGACCGCAGATTCTTCAGTCCCTTTCCACGGGCTTTGACATCACCACGGCAAACATAAAAGCGGGCATCTCGGTTAATCCTGGAGCGACTGGAGCGTGGACCTTCCAAACAGTGAGTGCCGAAGCAACAAACACCGTATGAGGTTTCATCTTCTAGCGTTGCCTAATGTCCAAACGACCAAGGCGTATTCGTTGGATGGATTTTCGCAGGCCACGATCCGCTTTGCGCGAATGCTCAAGGAATTGGGTCACACCGTGCTTCTTTATGCCAGTGAGGAAAATGAAGCGCCCTGTGATGAGTTAGTGACGGTCATCACCAAAGAGGAACAGCAAACTTTACTGGACGGCTCAGCTTATCAGGAAGCGATGATGGATAACCGGTTTCCGCTCTGGGCTTTGTCCAATCCGCGAATGATCCGGGAGATTGGCAAACGTAAAGAACCGCGTGATTTCATTTGCACTATCGGCGGCAGTTCCCAGAAACCGGTGGCTGATGCTCACCCGGAATTGATGTGCGTCGAATACTCGATTGGTTACGTCAGTAGCTTCGCGCCTTATCGAGTTTATGAGAGCCATATATGGCGGCATTGTACGCATGGCTACCAGGATGATCAACAGGGAAGATTCTTTGATACGGTCATTCCTTACTTCTTCGATCCATCGGAATTCACCTTTCGCCAGGATAAAGAACCATTTGCGCTTTACGTGGGACGATTGACGCCCCGGAAAGGAATCGGCATTGCCTGCCAAGCGTGCAAACGGGCTGGAATCCCGTTAAAGGTCATTGGCCACGGAGATAAAACGTTAGTGACTGATGACGCCGAATATCTGGGGTCATTGGATAATGAAGCGCGGAACGATTGGCTTTCCAGAGCGTCCGTGTTGCTCAGTCCAACGCTTTATCTGGAGCCGTTCGGATCAGTCGCGGTAGAAGCGATGCTCAGTGGTACACCGGTAGTCAGTACTGATTTTGGCGCGTTCGTGGAGACTGTCGAACATGGCAAGACCGGCTTTCGATGCAATTACATGGGCGAGTTCGTAGATGCGCTGACGAGGGTTGGAGAATTGGACAAGGAATATATTCGAGGTCGAGCAGTGGCAAAGTATTCTATGGAATCAGCCAAGGGAAAGTACCAAGCCTACTTTGAACGGCTGATGCTGTTATGGAATGGAGGTTGGGATAGCTAGCACTTGACTTTAAAAGCAAAACAAACGATTGACTGCATTGAGTGATTAGATAACCGAAAGAATCTTATGCCAGGAACTAATATTTGCGCCCCTTGTTGCAGCACACCGGTCCCGGTCGAAGTGCCTGGGACGCCAGGAGAAGACGGGCAATCGGGGCAAAATGGTTTGGATGCCTACACAGTCACTCTTGCTGATTTCATCATCCCAGCCATTGGTGCGAATGTGCAGGTCTCGGTGCAGAATGCTTTGTGGATGGTTGCGGGCCAGATTGTGGTAGCGGCAGGACCAGCCAATTTTCGGGTGGTCTCGGTAGATAGTGCCACGACAGCGACATTGACCTTCTTGGGATATGCGAATGATCTTTCACCTGGAGTCACGATCAGTGCCGGCGCGGGTATATCGCCTTCGGGTGAAGTGCCGGAGCTAGCGACCCAGAGCGTGACAGCGGCAGGAACGGCTTATCAACTCACGGCCACGTCTGCGTTTCTTAACTTCGGGACCACCGACCCAACGGTAACTGTAACCGCAGCGGGCACATATCTGGTGCTCGCTCGCGCGCGACTGGATTACAATGGGGCAACCTTCGCGGCTCATCGTACCATCACGCTCAAGCTGCGACGCACTAACAATACCCCGGCTGATTTGGTTTCCTGTGCGGCAGGAACGGACATCATCACTACCCTTTCCTATCCGGCAGCGGATCTGCAAACGCCACCGCTCATCTATACGGCGACCGCAGGCGATATCTTGCAGCTATGGGGCGATGTGAGTGTGGTTCCGACAGCCGGATCACTGGATGCGACTGAGGCGACGATTGTTTTGGTCAAACTGAGCTAATGCCTGCTGAGTTCATACCGGATTTGTTGATCGATTCCTTGAGTAGTTTTGAGGCGGGCGTCAATTCGGGTGTCAGTCCACTCATCCTTCCCAAGAACCAGCTTTTCAAGTCGCTCAACATGACGTTGCGTGGCACCTTCGCCAAGCCGCGTCCGGCCTATCGCAAGATCCTGATTGATATCATCAGTCAGAAGTTGATTGACGATGCGGTGGCAATTGGCCCGTTTCAGGGAGGGTGCTATTTCAATCCTGACAATGGGGATGAATCCATTCGGGTAGCCATCGCTGGTCGATTGCTGCAAATCACACCCAATGGCAACAATGCCTCGGTCAGCGATTTGACCCCGACCCCGCCCAATCCGTCCACCCGCCGGCAGGCGTGGTTGTGGCAGGCGGAATACGCCACGATTTGGAATGATGGGATTAGTCCCGCAGTGATCACCGACGAAACCACTTCCGTGCGGTCGAATTATGGCACGCCAGTTCCATTTACTACCACGGTAGCCACGGCTTTCAATGTGCCAGCCATCGGTGCCAATGTGAATATTACTTTCACGGATGCGACGAATATCGTGGTCGGTGATCTTGTGACCGTCAAAAGCGTCGGTACTTTTCAGGTGGTGGACATCTCCGCAACGCCGATCATCGCAGTCAATAACCTGACGATGGCTCCGCTTAACTTTACCGTTCCAGTTGGGCGCACCTTGTCATGGACTCATATCGGCACCCAACTTCCCCCTGGACGGATGGGCGTTTACGGCATGGGACGAAACTGGATTTGTTTGCCGGATGCCAAGCAGTTTGTCGCTTCGGATTTGGTAGGAGGTTCGAGTGGTACGCAGGCCAAGAATTACCGAGATGCGGTGTTCGAGATCACGGAGAACCTTTATTTGGCGGGTGGCGGGAATTTTTCGGTCCCCGGATCAGTTGGTGACATTCGCGCAATGCGATTCACGGCAACCCTAGATGCATCGCTCGGTCAAGGACCGTTGCAAGTGTTTACTCCTAATACTGTCTTTAGTTGCCAAGCCCCGGTGGACCGATTGACGTGGCAAGACATCACTAACCCGATCCTGACCGAATCCCTGATCAGTAACGGCGCACTCAGCCAATGGAGCACGATCAATGCGAATAGCGACCTGACCTTTCGCTCGGTGGACGGCATTCGTTCCTTGATTCTGGCAAGGCGCGAGTTCGCCACTTGGGGAAACGTTCCTATCTCCCGCGAGGTGGACGATCAATTGTCGCAGGATTCGCAAGACCTGTTGGGGTTCAGCAGTTCGATCATCTTCGATAACCGGCTATTGATGACCAGCAGTCCGGTATTGATCGATCAGGGAATTTATTGGCGCACTTTGATCCCGCTCAACTTCGATCCACTCTCCAATCTGCGCGGCAAAGCGCCGGCCATCTATGACAGCATCATCTGGACTGGCCTAAACGTGTTCCAACTGTTCGTAGGCGAGTTTGAGAATGTCGAACGGGCCTTTGCTTTGTGCTGGAATACCGATACTGAGCAGATAGAGCTTTACGAGATACTTCGTACTGGAGAAGCCATCAGCGATAATTCCGGCACGCCACTGAACACGCGGCAGATTGTTTGGTCGGGTGAGAGTTCATCCCTGTTCAATTATCAGGAAGGGGACAAGCGCAAGCGCCAACTGAAACAGCTAAAGGATGCGGAGATTCATGTGCGGGCTTTGGCACCGAACACCAATGTCTGGTTTCAATTCTGGTTTAAGCCTGATCAATGGCCCTGCTGGGTGCCGTGGCTGCAATGGAGCGAATGTGCCGGGAAAGGTTTGAACCAGTTCCGACCGCGCATGGGATTGGGTGAACCATCCCCGATCTACTGCGACACAACCAATGATCGACCTTTGCGTGAAGGTTACACTTTCCAGGTGAAATGGGTGATTCGCGGGTATTGCGAGTTGGTAGCGATTCAGGTGAAGGCGGTGACGATGCCGCAATCGCAATTCGCCAAGGTGACGTGTTGTCCAGAGGATTTCAAGTTGCCGCAGCCCAAAGAACATCAGGCATTTGTCTGGGGCCACGAAGGAACCGGGGATGCGTGGGGATCGGGCAGTTTCGCTTGGGGAGTTTCATAAATGAAAAAACTGATTGTATTTATTCTCTGTCTATTAGCGATAAACAGTCCCGCGCCGTCACCATTTCCGGTGGTGCCGATTGGCTTGGCCAATCCGCGTTTTGGCATCGTCCATACCATGCACTCCACTGATTACGTTGCCATCGAGATCAAAGGTGTTCCACATGGAATACCGCTGTCGGATTTCGTTACGGTCTCAGGCACCAATGGCACGGTGACGATCAACGTGCTCAATTTCACCAGCAATACCCTGGTCACGATTATCAATGCGACCAATGCGGCTTTGATTGCGGATGTGAATGCCATGAGCAATTTCCTCTATGGTGTGTCATTGACCAATACCACGGTATCGGCGGGAACGAATGTTGTGGTGGACACGAATACGGTTGGAATTCAGACCACTTACAAGATTTCCGTGGCGACAAATGCTTTTGGAGGTGGTGGTGGTGAAAGCTTATGGACAAACGAGGCGGGTGTTGTGCACTTAAAAACAAATGGTCCGATTACGCTTGGCACAAACAATTCACCCGTAGCAACTCCATTTTATGTGCTCTCGCTGGTCTCGAATGACTCAATGAGTGGAGCACAGATTGAGTTTGTACCGATTTCCGGAACCGCGACCAGTCGGGCGGGCTTGGACATATTCATGGACACCGGGGATTCCCTGGGTGGATTTTCTTACGACCTTTGGGGAATGAACACGGCCACTTCATCGAACAGATTTGGCGCCTACTTTGGCAATGTGCCATTTGGCTTAATTGGAGTTGCCAGTTCATCCGGGACCGGAGATGCGGGCGGCGTTATTGGCATCGCGGAAGGCGACACCAAGGGGACAGGGTACGGTGTCCAGGGACTAACTGATGGATCTAACACCACGAATAAGTTGGTAGGTGTTTTCGGGAGTGGATCGACCAATAGCGGAGGGGCAGCAGGAGGCTACTTCGAGTTGGGTGATGGGTACGCAACCGTCACAGATACCCATCCCGAAATGTCGGCTTTGATTGCGGATAGTCGCAAAACGGGGTTTCCAATCTTCACAGGCCGAACAAACAACGGCTATACCGTGTTTCAACTGTTGAGTACGGGTCACGCTCAACTGAACAGCAACGATCTTTACAGCGTCACCGCTGGAACCGGGATCACTCTGGCGACCAATGGGACGACACTCACCATTTCAGGCACTGATACCAATATCGCAGGGAACACGAATATTTCCGGGATTCTTGCCAGCAACAATGTGCGAGTGGCGGCGGGTGCGAACATTACCGTAGCAACCAATGGCAGCGGTGGGCAGATGATTTATACCGTAGCTGGATCAATTACTCCAAACTTTGACAGCATCACTGTTACTAATGCTTACAATCGAATCCGAAGCCTTGTGCCGTCTACGACATTGACCACCCAGATCGATTTTGCCACTGGCCCAACCGCCTATTACTGGACGAACATGGTGACGAACATCACTTTACAGGTAACAAATACATGGGTGGGTTCGGTCAGCAATCGAGTGCTCGACTTTTTCTTTACCGGCGCGACCAACAACGGGCCAAATTATACGGTGACGTTTAGCTGTCCTGATGTGAGTGGTCTGGTTTTCCGGTGGGGAACTTATTCGGCAACAAATGGCGGAAATGCCTTCGCCGTCACGAACAATTCTGGAGCCGGTGTTTCGCTTACGCTTTGGGACACGAATTTGATTGAAGCTTATTACTCTCCGACCCGATGAAGACCCCTCTGACAATATTATTTTGCCTGCTAGCGATTGGCGGGAATGCGGATCGTCGGGGACAACTGATGCAGCAGCATCCACCCACGGCGACTCCAGTATTTAATCCCACCAATATTGTAGGGCTGTACGGATGGTATATTCCGAGTAATTTTGTCTTCGCCTCGCAGTCATGGATCGACATTAGCGGTTTAACCAACAATATCAAAGTATCGGGTGGCGGAACCAATCTGATTGAAGTTACCAACCAGCTAAACAGTAACTCCATCGTTAAATGGTTCGACATCACCGCCATCATAAACACCAACACCGTCAATCATGGAGGAACGTACAATGGTTACACGGCGGCGACGGTAGTCAGGAGAAATACCAAAACCACTTTTCCCAACCTTTACATTTTAAACGCCGATTTTTCGGATACTCATGGGGCGCTTCGCACGGAAATTAGCGGCACCAATTGTAGATTCAAGCTGGACGGATTTACCGGACTACTTGAAACAACCAATGTTTGGGAACTAGTGACGATTCGGATTGCCGGCACGTTTGGAGAGTTGCGAACCAGCACGCAAATTGAGACTGGCGTGGTTGCGACGGTCACGGGCGACACCATTCAAATGCAGCATGAATTTGGGGAAGTGGCTGAACTGTTCATGTATAGAAATATGCTTTCCGACACCGATATTGCCACGGTTCGGACTTATCTGATCAACAAGTTTGCCCTAACCGCAAATCCATGATGGCCACGCTCCTTGCCTTAATCATCATCACCGGCCTGTTGCTGGATATGGGAATGGGCGGCAAAGGAAGGAGATCCTTCTGAGTGCTCCGTGTCCGACGTGCCTAAATTTAGACTGCTCCGGCATTTCGGATATTGATCTATTCTCCTTGGAGCAAGATAGCTTTCCTTTCGTTGGCTTATGTCCACCGGGATATTCTTGCAACCGCGTCGCCAGCCTGCACATGGTCTGTTGCGGGAATGAGTTAGCCATCGTCTTTCCGCCATCAGCCACAGATCAGCAACGCCAACAGATCACCGAATCGTTAGTGGCTGAATGCTCCCGAAGACGACAATTTTGTGGGGAGTTCGTGCCTCCGACTGGCGACGGAACTGACTTTCCGCCACCACCCATCCAGACTCTTTACTTTAACGAGCCACAATTCTGCGAAGTGCCTTGTCCAGATGGTAACAAGTTTCGTTACACGGTGGGCGCGGGCATTTTCCTTATGCCAAGTTTGCAGATGGCGAATCTCGCTACCTTTCAGTATGCCTGCCGACAGGCCCGCGATCACATCATCTGCCTCTCGAATCTTTCCAGCGATCCGGTGTGCGCGGGTGTGGCTTATTCACAGACCATCAAAGCCACGGGCAAGTATCTGGCCGTCAATCCCGAATCGGATTATTGGGCAATCGTGGAAGGCTCATTGCCACCTGGGTTGACTTTCAATGGCGGATTCATCCCGGCCACCCAAGGCCATCAGGTGACTATTACTGGCACGCCAACTACGGCTGGTGTCTACACTTTTAAGGTGCGAATCACTGCCTACAGTACCGGACCTGGATTCGGTGATTACACGGAGAAAGAGTTCACGATTACGGTGGCCGCGATTTCACCGAACACGTTGCCGGACGCGACCATCGGAACATCTTATAGCGAACAGCTTACGGCTGGACCGGATCATGATGTGGAAACTGAGGTCTGGAGCCTGAGCAGCGGAACATTACCAGCAGGATTGACATTCAGCAACACGGGCTTGTTGAGCGGCACACCGACTGGATTTGGCGCAAGCTACAACCTCACATTTCAAGTTAAATTTGAGGATAATCAAACCGGCAAGACGGTTACATGCAGCAAGGAATACACGTTGACAGTAAATTCCTTGATAACGCTAAGAGCTTACTGGAACTTCGATGTTAAGAGCGGCGTTTTCCCTAATTTTAAATTTATTGATGCAAGTGGAAATGGAGAGGATCTATTAACCAATAATTCTTCGACCACACCGGCAGGGAAGATTGGAAATTGTGTTCAACCAGCCAATCACGAAATGAACACATTAGCGGATATCCCATTGGACTCCACAAAAGGATTTACGATCTGTGGATGGGTTAAGGCTGATCCCGGTGACATTTTTTGGGGAATGACTCTTGAGTTTGATTTGACGAATCAGTTTGAGCTATTTTTGGATTATGATGGTTTGGACCCGATCATTGAGATTCTGCATAGTAATCACTCATCAAATTCCGCTCAGTTACTTTATCCCATTGACTTCGATTGGCACTTTTTCCGGGCCTGGTTTGATCCAGCCGACAATAAACTCAGGGTACAACTGGATATGGACATAATTGCCGTTACGCCATTAGGTTTTTCGTTTGGCGCATTAACCCAAGTATTCCCTAGATTTAACAGCGATACCAACTTCTTTGATGAGATGGGATTGTGGAATAAAGTCCTGTCTGATGCGGAAGCAGCGGCCCTATATAACAGTGGGGCAGGCAACACCTATCCGAATGTTCCGCCATGATCGATCTTGCCAAACACTCGGAAATGACCGAAAGGTTGCAGCAATGAGCAACTGATATGCCCTACTTTTTACGATTGAGATGACAATTCCAAGAACAGAAAGTTCCAGCGGCGTCAATTCTAACAATGAAAGACTTGCCGCACCTTTTGCAGTTGGCTTGTTGGCGGGGGTGCTTCCGCGTCAGAGCGAAGCATTTTCTGGAGCAAAAGGTTTTGTACTTAACCAGCTTTCCGCACTTGGGGCATGGCTTTGGTTTGACGGCTTTAATTCTAAGCCATTTCCACATACACTTAATCGAGCAGTAAACTCCAGGATTTTGAGCTTTTTGAAAAAAGTGTTTTCGACATTGCCTGCATATTCGTCCGCGCCCCTTCCTTCGATTAGCGCGAGAGAAAGCGTAAGGAAACTTGTACTTCCATTGAAGGACGCCCAAGGTGCTTTGGTTGGCGTTCATGATCTTCGCGATCTCTTTCATTTTAAGACCCTTGGCCAGCAGAGCCTTAAGCTGTTCACGATCAATTTTGAAGTGATGCCTGAGATGCTCCGATGCTTCCATCACTTCAAGATTTTCAAGCCGGTTATCCTGCTTGTTTCCATTTATATGATGAACGTGCTCCCATCTGTTGAGTTTTCGACCGATAGACTTTTCGACGATAAGCCGATGTTCGTAAAAATGTCTTCCGCCTATGCAGACTCCCAAATAGCCGTTGCTGGTGATATATGACATACCTAAATATAAATACATTTCTTTGCGTGTAGCAAGATCAAAAATGCCCTATTCACCTAAAGCCTCAAGATTTTTTAGACTCTGCTCAACGCCAAAGGGCCGCGCGAAGGCGTTCAAGAAATGTCCGACCATGGCGCAGGCGAAGAAGATGGCGAATGAAGGTATAAAGAAAGGTGGTAAGTAGATGTTTTTGACTTTGGCTGATGCTAGGGCGAGTTCAATCATCAATGTCTCGCAGAATTGCGGCACAGGTGATTCCTTCCGGCAGTTGATCAACGAGGCCACCGAACGCCTGATGATTCGTGGTGATTGGGACGGTACCGTGGTCGTCACCCATTTATGCGTTCGACGGGGGTGTGTGGTGTTTCCGAGATATGTTCAAGAGATCCGGAAAATGAAAGTGTGCGGAGCCTACACCCCGATCGAGAATCTTTGGTATGAATTCCTGCCGCAAACCCATCCGTGGTGTAACGGCTGGAATTCAGGAAACGGTGATTGGGGTTGGCGTCCGTGGTCATGGTGGAGTGGGCGCATGGATGCCAAAGGCCGATCCCCGGTATTTCAAGACATTTTAGGACCGGGCCGAACTGTGCGAGCCTATGTTCAAACTAACAACGACATTGGTAAGACCAGCACGATTTTTGGGACTGACAATTCAGGCCAGCCATTGATGCATAAGGACGAAAATGGAAACTGGCAGGATGGCTCGGTCATTGTTTTCAACAAGCCTTTCGGCAGCACAGATACTTTCGTTGGACACATCGACCGCATTCTCAAGGACGAAACCGAGAAGCCGATCACAATGTTCGGGTATGATGCGACCAATGATGTGCTCGAAACTTTGGTAACGCTGGAGCCGACTGAGACCAACCCATCCTTTGCTCGCTACCAGCTTCATTCTGGCACCTGCAATTGCAATTGTGATCAATCCATCGTGGCGTTGACCAAGCTGAAGTTCATCCCGGTAAAGGCTGAGACTGACCCGATTCTCGTGGCCAACATCGCGGCGTTGAAGCTAATGGTTCAATGCATCAAGGCGGAAGAAGCGAATGATGATGCGCTGGCCAGAAGCAAAGAGGCAGCGGCTATTAGGGAGGCGAATTTAGGTTTGTGGTCGCGTGACCAGGAAGACCAGATCGCGGTTGACGTGCTGCCGTTCGGTCGAACGATGGTCGGGACACAGCGTTTATTCTGATTATGGCTTCATCCTTTTTTTCATCTAGCGAGACGGTACCGGATTACCGCCGATTGTTCGGGGGTGGACCGGCTACCCCTGCGCCCGCATCGCCTAACTTCAATCTGAACCCCGCGCCACAGGCCGGCACGAATGCTTTCGGGATGGTGCCTGGACCACTTGGTATCCCGGATGTGGCAACGGATCTGGGCCATGTCTATCCCAATCTCGGACCCACCAATGCAGCGGTATCAGGCAATATTCTCTCCAAACTCCATGGCAATCTCTCGCAGGATACCCAACGAGCGTTACAGGACGCAGCAGCACGGTTTGGGGTGTCCAGTGGAATGCCTGGGAGCGGCTTGTTTCGCAATCGCACCGCGCGGGACTTAGGCAGAGCAACCGAGGATCTGCAACAGCAAGGGTTACAGAACTACGCTTCCATTTTGCCGATGATTTCCGGGACGCAAACGGTACGGCCGGAAACCCAGATTGGGGTAGCAGAACAGAATGCAGTTAATCGGTCAGCACCCAATCCGCAACAGGCACAGAGTTACGCGCAGCAATTGTTCAATCAGTATTTGACGGCGTTGAGAGGGCCAGGAGGCGGCACACAAGGCACAGGTGGACCTTCGGGGGGAACCGTGGCACCGCCAACTGGTGCCGCTTCCGTGGCTCCGATACGCTCGGCTGTGCCTGATGCCAACCAAAGCTATTCACCTTATCGCTATGCGAATTTAATGGAACCACCTTTGACGGTGCCAGGGGTGCAGGATGATTGGCAGTTGGCTGGGGGCAATCCAGAAGATTTCAATGCATTATGGGATGCGTCGATGGGCGTGCAAAACCCGGAGCCAGCGCCAATGATCGGGTTAAACCCGTGGGATTACGAATATCCAGAATAAGGTTATTTGAGATGAGTCCATGTTATATTTCTCAAAATACAGCCAATCGTGGCGTGTCCCACATTGAACATCTTGCCAAGTTCGCGTTGGGTCTTATGTTCAGAAAGTTCACGTATTTTATGAACCTGTTCAGCCGCCAACTTTCTGCGGAGATTGGCAATTCGCTTCACGGTAATGAATCTACCTTTTTTGATACAGTCTTTAATGTTTTCAGAATTTGTCCCAAGAAACAAATGGGATGGGTTACAGCAAGCCGGATTATCACATGCGTGACACACATATTTGTCTTTTGGAATTTCTCCTTTTGTAAGGGCAAACGCCAAACGGTGCGCGCGAACTGGTGCACCCCTGAGTGCGAATTGCCCATAGCCGCCCGCAATGAGCTTGCTTGCCATCCATGGCCAACATTCATCTGGTTTGCCCTTTCTGATTTTAGGCCAAAATCTATCACCAATATCATTGTTTTCGGTTGTGAGGTAAAGATGTCCTGGATTGCAGCATCCTATGTTTCCGCATTTATGACGGCAGTATTGGTTCGATTCTATAATACCTTTCGTCAGTTCGTAAGCGATTCGGTGCGCCTTTTGACTGGCTTTTTTCCAAAAAAAATTGCCGTATCCTTTTCGGTTGCGACATCCTTGCCAGTCCCAACATTCATCTGGCTTTCCAATTTTAACTTTTTCCCAGAAACGTTCAGAAACTGGTCGTGGACGGCCTCTAACTCCTAACTTGGATGTATCATTCATTATTTGAGTGTGATGTAAGCATTAAAGAAACGCAAGTATGACTTTAGCGCCATGGTTAAATCCCCCGAATTTTCTTGAGGCCCTCCGATCTGGAGCAATGGTTGGCTTGCAAGCTCGCGCGCAAGATGAAGCCGCGCAACGAGCAGCGGAACAGCTTGGGTTATCGCGTGATGAATTGCAGGCGCGGCGGGAACAGCAGGCAGCGGCATTGGCTGAGAGTTTGCGGCAACACAATGCCCTTGAAATGTATCGGCAGCAGGAAATTGCTCACCAGAAGGCTTTGGAAGGTCAGGCTTCGGCACAACTTGGCGCGACGTTGCAGCAGCGTCAGCAACTACAGGACAACTTTGAAAGGCAGCAAGCCCTACGGGAAGAAACTGCCAAGGCAGCCGCTAACTTCAGGCCAGGAGCACCAGAACCTATCAAGCTTGATACCGGGGAAACCATGGGCTATCGAGTCCAGCGTTCACCGCATATTTGGGAGCAGGTCAAGCCTCTCACCAGTGGCAAACAAGCTGTGCTGACACCGGGGCAACAGATCATGCTGGCCAAAGAATTGAGCAATCCGTTTGTCAGCAAGACAAGTCAGTTTTATCCGGCCTACACCAATCTGCTAAATCGACTGGTGACGGATTTGCCGTCGAAGACCAATCAAGCCGCAACTTCCAAAGGCCCGAAAAAGGGTGATGTGGAAGCAGGCTATCGTTTCATCGGGGAAGATCCCGCCAGTCCTGATTCATGGGAGCAAGTGGATGATGAATAATGGCTGGACCTTGGACTAAATATGCAGCAGGGCCGTGGGTAAAATATCAGGGAGAAGATTACGGCAACGAGACTGACGCCCAGACTTTAGTTGACACGGCTGGACCGGACGCGCCTGATGCCATCCCAGCGGGATCACCACCGCCCCAGATCCAATCATTCAAGGCCGGGATCGAGCAATCTCAAGCTGAAGCCAAACGTCAGACGGAGAAAGCGCGGCGATTGGGCATAGCGGAAACGGCGCTGGATATTCCAGGTGCGTTTAATCTGCCAGCTTTGGTAAGCCCTGAGCAGATGCAGAAGGTTGGCGAGTTCTTCAATCCACTGGCACCGGGAGCATTACCACAAGATGAAGTTACGCAAGGATTGCTGCGCGGGGGCGCACAGGTGGCGAGCGGGCTTACTTCGCCCACTGTCGCGGCAGGGGCATTGCTTGCCAAAATATTTCCTGTTCCAGTGTCCACTTACTTTGCTGGGCAGACTTTGGGAGCTATCCCTGAGACTACCAAGAGTTTACTGGAATCCAAAACACCCGGGGAAGCGGCAGAACGAGCAGTTCCCACAGCAGCCAACTTATTATTTGCGAAATTACTTGGCAAGCATCTGGTGGAATCGGCTCCAGTGGAATCTACTAAACCAGCGGCCATACCAGAAACATCAAAGCCTGCGGAAGAAGCACCATTATCACCTGAAGGCTATCGGGTTATTGGTCAAGGTTTGTTTGAGAGCGATTCGCCACCGCCTGCTGAAGCTGAGAATATTTCCACTATTAAGTCCAAAGGTAAGACAACCTACACGTTCAGGCTTCCACCAAAGGAAGTTGCTGCTGAATCTCCGGTGACTGAATCGGTGCCAGAAGTAAAGGCAACGGAACCGCAACTTGAATCTGCGACTCCCGCAACTGATGCAGCCCCGGAACCACAGCCAACGGAAGCGGTATCGCCAGCCGAAGAACCCCCAAAAGCCGAAGCAGGCTCTAAAGTTCCCGCACCGGAACCCGTCAGTATAGGCGCATCTCTAGGCATCACGCCCACTTCACCCTTGTCCGTCAATCTGGACACCAGCCGCATTGCCACCGCGATCAAAGGTGCCGCTGGGCATACCTTGCCAAAGTTCACCGCCAAACTGCGCGAGGCCGGCGAAGCAGGAGCACGCTATCTCTCATCCCGCATCGCCGCACCATTCAAGTCGATCATGTTTTCCCGTCGTGTGTTGGCGTCAGGGGTTAATCCGAAGAAGTTCGGCACGGCATTGACTGAGGACAACTTGCGCTCAGTGCGTGAGGATTTCAGCAATGCGGCTAATCAAGCTGCTGCCAAAGGTGACATTGCGCTAGCCACGGAACTTGGCAACAAAGCCGCCAATGTCCGTAGCTTAATCGGGGCGAATAATTCGCCGTTCAAGACCGAAGCAGAATATCAGGCGTTCCTGAAAGAACCGACTACGTTAGCTGCCATCGAAATCCATAAGAAACTTTGGGAAGAAGAAATTGAGCCACAGTACCGGAAGGCCCAAGGATTAGATCCCGATGTGGCGTTGCCCACGCGCGGACTCCAGACTGAAGCACGCATCAATCTTAAGGCGCTCTTGGAAGATGAGCCGGGGAACCGTGTGGTCACAGCAGGTCGCGGCTCATTGCTCACCACGTTTAAGAAGAAATCGCCGTTCGCCCGTGAAGCCAAAGGGACCGCGCAACGGTATGAGACCGATTACAACGAGATCATCGGCAACACTTACGCCAAACAGCTAGAGATTGCCAACCAGAACGATTTTCACCGTGTCTTGGTGGAGAATGGATTGGCCAAGATTGGCCCTAAAGCACCGGATGAAGTGGCTGGGGAAGCGCCCTCACAAGCGTTCCCGCTCCAGCGGCGGCTGATTCTGTCTGATGGCAAGAGCTTTGCGAAGAATGAGAATCTGTATCTGCCGAAAAGTTTGGAGAAAGAATATCGAGCAGCGTCGAATCTGAATCCGAAGGCTACCGCGTTGTTGCTCAGTCATATCTCGAATGTGTTGAACAAGGCGGCAATCAGTTCGGTGTCAGAGTTCGTCGGCCATACTTGGAACCTGTCAGATGCGCTATTCAATTCACCCAAGGCCAATGTGGTCACAGATGCGTTGCTGAAAGCCACAGGCCGTGCCGATGTTATCCCGACAATCTTTAAGGTGCTGCAAAAGGCGCGTGCGGATAACGCCGCGCAACTGGCAGAGATTGCTGAGATTGGGGCGATGCGGGAACCGATTACCGCCTTAGGCGTCGGTGGGCGTGCGATTAAATGGTATGACAAAACTGTCCGACTGCTTCTAGATGACGCCTACAAGGGACTGGCTGAGAAGGGTTTGGTAGACAAGACCGAGACGGCACGGCGCGAGTTCATCAATCAAGTAGGGCAATACAATACCAGAGCACAGGGGCCAATCATTCGGGGCTTACGGGAAACGGGCATCGGACCATTCGCTACAGCAGGACGGGCTTTCTCGGTGCTAGGTGTTCGACGGCTGCTGCTTGATCCTGCCGTGGCTGGCGCCGGCCCTGCGGCTTCAGCCATGCTCAAGGCGAATGTATTGGGCAGCATTGTAGGGTTCTTTGTTCTACGTGGAATCATCAATCATTTCACAGTCGGCAACATGAACGGCAGACCGGGGACAAAGCTGATGGACGTGGATCTTGGGACTGAGAACAAAAAGGGTGAACCGAACGTGTTTCCCTTGGGCGATCTGCTTGGGCCAGGGAAAGGATTGCGGGTCACAGGCGCGCGCGGAGCGATTGAAGCCGGTCGGATGGGGTTGAACAAGGCAGAGATGGCTGATGCGGCTGGGCGCGATGCGTTGTCATCGGCACTATCGCCTGCATGGGGGCCACCCGTCCGCGCCGTCAGTACACTTCTTTCCAGCAGGCAAACAGTCTTCGGACCAAAGATTGCGCGAGCTGCCAAGCCGGAAGAAAACCAGCTTGCAATCAACGCGGGGGCAGCATTGAAAGCCGCCAATCCGCTGTTGGACGCCACCGTGGATGCCGCGCAAGGCAAGCAACCTGAATTACGGAAGATATTGGGACGACTTTCACCGCTGCCAGGACGCACCGCTGAAAAAGAAGCTGCCATGCCGCGCATTGTGGATCGGGCGAAGACGAACGAATACAAGGACTGGCTGATCCGTGAGGCTCGCAAACTCCCAATGGAAGAACGGGTGCAATTCGTGATCGATCATTCCAAGGATGCAGGCTTTACGGGCCGCGACATAGGCGAGATCAAGTCGCGGATTAAGTATTGATCGTTTTGGAGGCGGGGATTAGTTCCTCCGGACAACGCCAAATGCGAATCGTTCCATCGGGTAGAATTATCTTTTTAGGGGCGATTGAATCCAACTCGATAATCCTTTCAATCATCTCCACGTGCCGACTTGCCATTGCCCCAATGATCGATCCCAGTGGCACTCCTTCTCTTACGAGTCGATAGACCAGTATGTCATTGTGGCAAGCTTCATTAAACGTCATCATAAAAAAGAAAGCCGCTCCGTCATTGAGCTAGTGCGCGTTTTGGGAGGTAGGTAGTCACGCACCAAACGGAGCGGCTGGAGATTATTTATCGTTTTTGCTTATACATTTAGTGATTTCTTCGTCGCATTCAGTGCAAAACTTTAATCTGCCTTCGTATATGCGGTTTTCAGTTACGTCGCCGTTGGGCATCCTGAATCGCATTGATGGAAAAATCATTTTTGTCCACCATCCGGCTTTCAACTTGCATCGCGGACATGGCTTGATCTGTATCATCGGTCCCTCTTTCGTTCTGCTTTCACTGCCTCGATTTGTTCCTTGCGGTCCAAGATGCTCTCGCCTTCCCATGGCTCGCATTGTTGTTCGGTTTCGTTGTCCACGGCGGCGCAAAGAGACCTATAGGCGTTTTCTTCGGTCGGGCCTGAACCGCCTTCCCACTGTGCGGCGGTGTGGTGGCATTGCCGGCTAGTACACCACAGTTGCACGTATGGTTTAGGTGCATTCCTAGGGTGCAGTTCTTTAGAGAGCAACTGCTGGCAATTTGGGCATCGAAATGTTGAGATCATATTTTGGTTTTTCCTTTAGCGCATTTCTCGCAGCAGTAGGTGTCGTGATATTTTTCATTCTGTTCTGAAATCCAGTGGAGGTCAGTTACAACTGCCTGAAGTGTTTTTGTGCGGTCATGGATAGATGGAATATGAATGTCCCTTTCCTTACTGCAAAACGAACAGGTAAGTTTTACTTCGATCATAATTCAGTTACTTTTTGATGTTTTTGGATCGTTCCTTCTTTCAACAAATGTCGGATGGCCTCGGACAATAACCGTTCAGCGGCAGCGGCCCGACTGGTGCCGAAGAAGCCAGTTTCGACTAATTTATCAAGAATCGAGATCAAAGTTTTGGTAGTCGTGATCTGTATAACTACACTGTCGCTACCACGCTTAGACCGTGGGGATTCATGGTTCTTTGTGTGCAGGCGCATGGTTAAATCCAGTGCCAAAACAGTTTAATCATTCCGAAGATGGCCAGGGAGAGCACGATCCAGATAACGAAACTCTGCCAGAACAGGATTCGTTGTGCGCGAATCATGCGTTTTCGGAAGGTCAACGGGCGATCTGATGCTTGCTTGCACGCCTGCTGAAGTTCATCCGTATTGTCGTTGTTCATTATTCTTTTCCAATCATCCAAGCTTCGGGACTTGTTAGGTTCCACCCGTTCAAAATCATCCTGCCTTCGTCATCATATCCCGGCCAGTGATTATCCACGAGGCAGCGGCAGTAGCGTTTCAGCGCCGTTAAATATTGTAATCGGCCAAGCTGAATAAATTCCTCAGAGAGAATCCGCTTGCCAACCTCCCACGGCGCGTACGATTCCTGGAGCACATGGAGAAACTCGATTCGATCCTCGCCAGTGGCCGTCACATACATATCGAGATAGAACGCCGCCTGGACATGGTAGCCGTGTTCAAATACCGCACGAGTCCATGGGAACGGACTAGCGGTATTGCATGTCTTCAGATCAGCCAATGCCTTCCCAAATGCGCTCTTTGGCTGCGGCACAAGATCAATCAATCCCTTGACCGGAATGTTTAGCCGCGTTTCTTCGTCGAAATATTCCGCGATCACCATCACTTGCTTTTCTGAGCACGCGACCAACGCCGCGACCTGCTGATCGGCCATCAGAACGCGCACCGCATTCGATGCTTTCGCAAATACATCGGACTTAACAACGGTTTGCCCGTCTCGTTGATCGCGCCAACTCTTGCAGGCATTCGCATTCCAGTTCCACGGCTTTTCTTCGCCTTTATCATTGGTGTATGTCTCTGGCGTGATCGCAAAGTCAGATTCAAAGGCATCCGGGGACAAGACCAAGGCGTCAATCAATGTCCCCCATTCGCTGGCTTTGGTCTCGTCTGATTCGTAACCCATCAGCCATCTATGTGGGCAGCGGTTAAATTCCATCAGATGACCGCGTGACATCGGGAATTCCTTTGACCCGCGCTTCTCGGTGTTCCGCCGGTAAACCTCTGCGGCGATGCCTGAGCCGATTACCTTGGCGTTGCTGAACGGGTTTTTAAGGCTGATTGCTTCCATATCAGGCTGTGGCCATCTCCTTGAGTTTCACTGTCGTTTTATCGATTACTTCCTTGAGTCGGTCACTGTCCAGATCCCCAAGGTTTTCGGTGTCAGCAATTATCGCCTTGTCCCAAAGGAACTGTTCAAGTTTCGGCTTTAATGCCTGCCAGTCGGCGGGCTTCATATCCTTAGTCCATCCGTGAATGCCAACGGTGAGCGTACGGAGCTTCGAGAGCAGTTCGCCCTTGCCGTTGCCATTCGCCTGCACGCCAGGACCGCCCGGAGCAGCACACCACGCGGCTAATCGTTCGCCATGGTGGATAGTGGTCATTTCATTGTTCGGCATCGCTTGGCGCAAGGCTGGGTGCGAGCATTTAGTCAATCGGAACGTGTGATCCGGCATGACCTCACCATGACAAGTAGTCTCAAAAATGAAGTCTTCCGCCTGAATTGGCGATGTGTGTTCATCCTTCACAATCTCGGTCCGCCCTTGAGCGTTCTTGCCTTGGCGCGTCTTGAACTTCGCCCGTAAGCAAATGATCCACGGCAACGGCGATTGGAGAAGCTTCAGCATAAACTTCTGGTGTTCCAGCTTCGGTTCTCTCCAGTTGTGCAACCCAGACTTGCCGCTTTTCTGTTCGCGCTCGGTTGCCATATCGATCACCCCTCCCAAACCTTCCCATTCGTGACTACCTGAATCCAATACGCCGACCTGTGCGCCGGAGTTTTCGACAATCTTAACGGCTTCAATGTAGCGCGACGGCGAGAATGGCTCTCGCAATTCCAAGACATCATAGCCGCCCTGGATGACATCGGCGTAAAGACTGCCGCGCCCGCTCTCGGTATCGATCATCACAATCTTGCCAGTCGGCCCGACAAAGCCACGCGCCAGCAACAGCGCCGACATTGTTTTTCCGCATCCGCTCTCCGAATAGAAGCAGATGATCGGCTTTACGCCTGTTCGAGATGCTTTATGTATTTCCATTGTCTTCTCTTTCTGTCATCCGTTCCAAATTATTCGCTTGGCAATGCGCCTGTTCCGCCAGTGAATTGTAATAATCTGCCTTCGCCCGTAGCGTCTCAATCTCTTTGCGGATCTCGTTTCGCACCTGCTCACGGCGCAGATTCAACGCTAGTTGATCCATCTCCGCATCATGCAACTTGCGTCCAACCCGATCGTACTCATCCATAATCCGTAATTCCGCCAAGCCCGATGGACCCGGAATAAGTTTGTAGCTCATTGCGGTTATCATGCGGCCTCCTTTCCTTCGGCGCGGGAGATGGCCTTGATCAACTGCTCCTTTTCGCTTCGTGCCGAACAGTTGCCGTCAATGTTCCGATAGCTGTAAAGGCCATCCAAAGCAGCCTTGCACGCCGCCAGCAGCATCTCTCGATGTTCAAGCAGCGTATCAATTTCTTCCTGTGTCATGCGGCCCCCTTTTCAGCTTTCTTGATCGCCGCCTCTAATTGGATGATGGCCCGATCGCTCTTGGTATCATCCCCGGTTGGCGTGATGCAATCCAAAGCGACCTTGCACGCCGCCAGCAAATCATCGTGGCTGTTAGCCGCATGAACCAAAAGGCGTGCAATCTTGAACTTTTGATTTTCTGATACCGCCTCAATTGTCGCGACGCGCCCCAAGCCGTCATCAGCGCAAATGTAGACATCTTTAGGAACCCGATCCCCATCTGATTCAACGTAAAATTTAGGACTGTTCATAAAATAAATTCAGTGGCCGGATTACGCGCCGGCCCGCGTTTCTTGACGGATCGCAACCCTACGACCCGCCAGAGTGGTTTAGGCCGTTACCAGTTCAGGCTTGCCGCTCCAATAGTTGGGCTTGGTGTAGCCATCAATGATCCGCTGCGCGATGGTGGTGTAAAAAGTCCGATTGTGATCGGATTGGTTGCTCGTCGCCAGCTTCTCCAATGCTTCGAGCACCTGCTTGCAGTCGTCTAATCTTTCCTGACGATAAAGCGCCCCGCAATCGCCGCACCGGAGCACCAGCTTTAACTGGCCATCTTTCAACCGCTGTGAATGAATGTAAACCGGCCCGCAATAACCGTTGTACGCGAATTTCAGCCCGGATGCTTTGCCTTCCTTACTACGTGGGCATGGAGTGGAAAGCAGAATCCCGCCCGACTGTGGATAGTTCCGGGTAAACTGCAAGCTGTTGTGATCGATGTCTTCAGGCACGTCTACACCGTAAAGCCCAAAGCCATAATCGTAGTTATCGAATGCCCCTGGCTTAATTCCATCCTCCTGCGGGAATGGAAAGCGAAAGCGAATGCTGCCGGCCTCGCTTGCCGATTGTGGATTTACCGACCCGCTCTCTGGTTTAATCAGATGCACTTGATCTGCTCGTAAGTAATACATCTGCTCACAGGTTCCGATCTTGATGCTCTGCCCATTGTATGTTGCGTATTCGCCCATAACATTTAAGCGCGGATCGCGTCGGGGTTGTGGGTCGGTTGCGCTTCAATGAAGCCCTCAGCCTTGCGAGCATCGTACCAATGCTGTCCCCAGTTGATACACTCGCCAAGGGTGCCTTTGTGAATCTGCACGACTGATCCCATTTTGGACACTGTTGTCTGGAAAGTGTCCGGGCCAGTTTGCCACAGTTCGATTCGAGCGTTTTATCAGACACCGTTACGGCGCTGAAATACTCGTTTTTAGTTGCTTCCATATTCCGTCAAGAAGGCGTTTATCCGCCCATAATCTCCAGTTGATTCGCGCTGGAGAGCACCGCGAAAATGTTCAGCAAGTTCGATCTGGTTTCACGTAGACGAACCTTTGCCGATGGTAACATTTCGGCAGCAACTTTGCTTTTTGATTCCAAGGTGGGCGCTGATCTATGCTGACTTCCTTCCGCATCGTAAGCTCCATTGCGTCTAGCGACCAGCATCGACCCGTTGTTGAATTGCCGCCGTGATTATAGAAATCATCATGACACCCGGCACAGTGTTTTAATTTCTGTTGTTCTGTCATAAATTCATATCTCGTATTCTGGTGAATCTGTTGCGCCACAAAGAGCCTCAATAATCGTTTCCATCGTGTTGCGGTTCCCTTCGATGTTCGCATTGTACCAGTCGCGCAATTGTTCCTTGGGCATGTTCTCCAACTCGTTGCGCCGATCACCTTTAATGATTAGGCAGTCCCGATCCTTCCATGTTAGAGGACGGTCTTTGACCTCATGTATAAACACAATAGCTGTTTCCCATTCCATCCACCCGAAACCCGTCAGGCGATGCAAAACGGAAACCCAACACTTCGGATCAATGCGTCGAATCCATCGCTCCCCGCCGTTTTCTTCATTGAAATCGTCTTTGATTCTCTCGAAATGATTCATTGCCCGCCCTCCGCTATGGGCATCTTTTCATCCTGGCCACTTGGCGCTAGCGGCGGAACCGCACCTAAACGAGCGGGCAAATGCTTCGCGCAAAACTGACTATCGACTGCGACGTTGGAACATTGCGTAGGGCCACGCTGCCACCATTGCGGCTTAATGATCGCCTTGCACTGGCCTGCAACTCTTTCCGGCAATCGCCACCAAATTAAATCATCTAATGTCAAGGGAACTGTCAAAATGCGATACGCTCCACAAATCCGGCACCATTGAATTGCGCGACGCGGCCAATCACCTTCGCAAATGTCAGCGGTCACGCTTTCGGGGGGATGTTTGCAGAGTTTCATTGTGCTTTGATTTTGGCTTGCGGTTCAACTTCAAGCCAAGCCGGGCCGATAGTCGCTGCACCGCGCTTGATTGTGATCTTCGTTCCATCAGCCAACCAAACGCAAGTATCGCTGCTCCTTGTGACACAACCTGAAGGATGGCGACAGACTTGTAAGGATTTTGGCTCAAAACCATTAAAGAATTTTCGCTGTTCTTTTGTCATACTCGTTTCACAGTTGCCGCAAAATCCGGCTTGGTGTTCTCGTCAATTTCCGCAACCCTCAATCGTTCAAACCCGTTAGCTTTCGCCCATTCACTAGCGGCAGGGATGCGCGATTCTACTTCAGTGATCAATTCCTCTTGCCAGTCTTCGGCACCTTTACGAACTGCAAATAGTATTTTCATCTGCCCCAATCATCACTCAACCGTTGCACGTTGTCTACTCTTTTCTTCGGGCTTTTGCACTTTGTTGTTTCTCTAATATTCGCAGGTGCAATTCATTAGCGCGTTTAATGGCTCGTTTTGCTGATCGGATCTTGTTGGTAACGGCTGCAAGTGCCTGATAATGCTGCTTAGAACGCGCCTTGCTCTTGCCGGTGCCTCGCCGCCCTAGTTCACTCATCACGCGCTTGATCTCCTGGTCCGTGACTTCGATTGCTTCACTCATGGGATGACCTTAGCACAACGGCTGCACGCATAGCAAGCAAAAACCCCTCCGCCTTGCGAGCAGAGGGGGTGAGGGTCGCGTGTTTGGTGCGGGATGCGTCCCCCCGCATCAATTGCCAAAGGCGCTTCCAATCGTCTTCAGTGGGCTGGCCATAATTAGTAACAGGCATGCCGTAGTTAATACCTTTGCGCTCATGTACACATCACCTCCGATCTGTCACATGAATAAGCATCCACAAGATGCCCAAATGATAAACTGCCCACGCAGTAAGCAGCACGATCCAGAAGCCAACCTTGAGAACTTTAGTGCTCATTCATTTGAATCTTCGCAACGTGTCCCATTGCTTAGATGCCATTCGCTGGATTCAAAATAAGGAGCAGGTCGCTCTCCCCCCCGCGTATCAGCGTTTGGCGGTTTGTTTTCGCGCTCGGCAGTTTCGTCCCGGACCAGGGCATTCCATGACGACCCCCACGGCACGAATAAACTTCGGCGGATTATGCCGATATTCTTCGAAGTGATGGTCTGCTGATCGAGCCAACTCCTTAGTTCCAACGCCAATTGACCGCCATAGGCGCTATGACCCGAAACTTGGTTTTCAGCATGGACGGCGCGGCGTTTCCAGTATCGCATGCAATCAGCACGTATATGGCTTATTTCGTGATCGCCGCCGCATTCGTCGCAACGTAATTTGTTCATGCGTTTGCCTTTAATACTGGATGCCTCGCGCATGCCATTTCGGCCATTGATTGCCTTTTTTGTTTCGCTTTTCGGCAAGCTTCCAGGCGATTTCTCTGGCTGTTTCAACGGGGGCAGATTGTAAGACAAACCAAGGCGACATCGCATCATCTTTTTGCATAATGGCCGTCATCGCAACTTCTTTGCCTTCAGGTAGTGATTCGTTCATAACATTTTGCATGTTGTTTCCAGCCCAGTGTCTTCGTTCCACAGGATGCAATAGCGCATGTCCTTGAGATATTCTCTTACGTGGCCACGGACCACCGGTTTGAGTTGAGTTAGAATCCCATCGGGCATTTTCTCCACTAACTCATTTAGCTTGGGTTTGCCCAGTCGGATCTGCCCGCTGGCTACCGTTGCGGTCATCGTGCCAATCGGTTCGACCTGGTTATGATGGAATAGCTTCCATCGAAGCGTAAGAAGGATTGTCATCATATTGTTTCCTCCTTGGGGTTAATTCGTTCCATCGCCAAAGCGTAAGCAAATTCTTTGACTCGCTGTTCAAATGCTTCTGGGTCCGCGTTGATATACTTCAACGCACCGCTGGCGCTCATGTTGGCCAGCAATGGATCGCCAACCTTGCCAGTTAAACCGCGTTGAGCACACCATTGCGCGGCTCCGTCGTATTCCGTTAGCAACTCAGCAGGGAGTTGATCGCCGTCGTAGTAACTTTTGGGGTATGGCAAAGCGAAACTAAACTTTTCGATCGTCCGATTCAGGTAATCGAGTTGCGCCGAAAAGATGTTGGCATCATCATACCGGCAATCGTCCAAAGCTCGTTCTAGGCAAAGCTTTTTGAAGTCGCGCCTGAAAATCAGTTGTTGCAATCTAACTCGATTAGTCATTTTTCACCTGCCCTTCCTGTTTGGCATCAATGGCGACTCCGAAGCTTTCAATTGTGCGCGGTTCAAGGGCTTCGGCAGCCAGGCGGCGCATTGCGCGAATCGGACTGCCGAAAGTTTGTCTTGCAACTAACGGAGCGTTCCCATGTAGGCAGTTCTCCGTAATCTCTAATATCTGCGTCAGAGCAATCTTGAATCGGTCGCGCTCACCAATTAGACCAACAGCCGCGGCGTATGACTTAACACAGGTCTCAATAAACTCTGCGTTTGCCTCATTTGTTCCACTCATACCATTAACCTTTCACAAATCCCCGGACCTGTGCGGAGGTTAAGCCGTCGCGTGATTGCTCAACGCGAAGTCCGGGGATAAATAAGTTTCGGTAAACCGCTTTCACACCTGATACAAACCATATCGGCGCCCAAATGGAAAGACATTATCGCTCATGCCGAAAGATAGAAGCACACCTAATACAAAACTATTAGATTCGCTTGTACGGTTAGCTAAACCGTTGACATCATTCCCGGATTGTGTTTTAGTTCTCTCGTGCAAGTGAAACCGCACAGCATTAAACAAAATCAATTCGCTCCGGGCCGGCGGTCTGCTCGATTCTCCATCGGCCAGGTTTCACCCGTCGCGCCCGGAGCTTTGGAGAAAATATGACTGATACAAAACATATCGGATCCGGAGTGAATGATCCTGAATGGCATGACAATACTCCGACTCCGTTTGAAATTGCTTATTACGCGCTAAATCATGCGGTGAAAGATAGAGTAGTCCACAGCCAAGAAGCAGATGATAGCAAAACTGCAATCAAAGCTTTGTTGGCCGAACGCGATCAACTCCGGGCCGCGCTCAAGACGGCAGTTCGGGTCATGCAAGATCACAACATCGACGAAGCAAGGGCCGGCGAGTTTGATCAGTTCACGGACGCTCTCAACCTCGTTCCGGGCGTCACTCGCTAAAGCGTTAGGCGAACGTGATGAAGCCAGAGAGCAACGAGACCGATTACAAACCTCACCTTGATCTCTTGGTGGGGTTTTTGATTTGGGTCTGTACGCTAAAAACCCGCCGGCCAGCTTGCGCCAACCGACGGGCCGTAACAGACCGATGACTAATCGGCCGGTTTAAACCATTGCTGAAACGATTCGCTGTTTTGATTGGCCCATCGCAATCTTTTCAAATCGCTTACAAAGCTTCGCTGCCTGCTCCCGCGTTAACCCCTGTCCGCCATCCTGAATTTTTACGCTAATGTTAATTAACGTGTACCGTTTCTCCGGTCCCCAATTCGGAGTGTGCCCCTTGTACCAGCTATCAGGTTGACTCATAAGACGATGTAGATCATTGCGATAATGACCGCGTGGCTTATCAGGAATACTAGCGGTGCCAGTCTTGCAATCGTGTAGTGGAAATCTCAATGAGATAACCTTACCGCAATCAGGGCAAAGTGCGATTTTGCTCATAACTTTTTGGTTGAATCAAGCCATCTGTTGCACGCGGTATTTAAACGCTCGGCTGTCCAGTGCGCGATTTCCTTTGCGTCTTTCAAATTTAGCTTGCGTTTGCCTTTCGTGAAATCGTACTGGCTTTTTGCCTTTCGCCTCTCCATCTCACCAGACGCAATTTCTCGCATCCGGTCACGCGCGGCGAGAGCAGCGCAAAATAGCTCGTGGGATTCATCAGGGTAATTCATATCACCAGGTCGCAGTAAACCGAAGTTGGCTCGTAAATTTTGAACACGGCCCATCGCTATAGCGGCGAAAATGGCAAAGGACTTTGCGCCCACTATTGCGCAGTAGTCCGCCGATTGTCCGGTATTGTTTCTCCTTAACGAAGTCCCCATTCATGCCATTGATGAAAAGCAATGTAACATGCGGATCATTTGGATCGGAATTTCGCAACGCATATTCAGCCGACTTGCGAAGGTTTCGAGGGTAGTACGTCTTAGTCATAATCTGTTACTTTCGTTCACGCTGCGTTTATGTACAACAACCACAACACGGAGCATCTTCGCAGCGTCCGCGCGAATTTTGGGTGAAGCTATGGCCCGATGATAATCGAACCACTGTTAAGCCTTGCCGCGCTAATCTCCGATCACTGGCCAGCGTGCCAGGTTCAAGACCTGCAGCTTCATCTTCGTCATAGGTCGATTCATCCCGACAGCCGGCATGTTCCGCCCGCCCCTTGCCGTAGAAGTTGATTGTGTCCCCGCGTTGAATTGGCTCTCCGCAAGCCGCGCATTTGCCAGGATACTTAGCGATCATTGTCTTCATTGCTTATCACTTTCAAATCCCCGTTGCGCTGTGCGCAGTGTGCCAAGGAAAGCACAAGCGTACGGCCGCAAGCCATACTCACAACGGGGAAATAAGTTTTACTGCGCACACCTACACAATCGATCCAACCGTCCAAATGGTAAAGGAAATTATCACCTTCCTGTACGATAGAAGCACACCTAATACAAAACTATTAGATTCGCTTGTACGGTTAGCTAAACCGTTGACATCATTCCCGGATTGTGTTTTAGTTCTCTCGTGCAAGTGAAACCGCACAGCAATAAATCAAAATCAATTCGCTCCGGCTCGGCGGGTCTGCTCGATTCTCCAGACAGCAGGTTTCACCCCGTCGGGTCGGAGCTTTGGAGAAATACTAGCACAGCCCAAATTGGGCTTCACCATTTGACCTATAAACCGTCTTATGAAACGATTTCAATTCACTTGCTCGGCTTTTCAGGATGACAGCCTTGTCAGTATGCCGGGATTTTCCCATCGTTCGCAACCGTTCAAGGTCCGGGTCTGCTGGTATCCATTTGAAGAATGGTTCATCAAAGCTTGGGTTTATGCTCGTAATCGCCGCCATGCCGTAAAACAGCTAGAGCGTAACGGCATAGCAAATGTCCGCGACCTTGACGAAGGAAAACTCGATAAGAATTGCCCAAAGGCATTTGCAAATCTCTAATACGCTAAAGTGTGACATTCACCCCGTGGTTTCATCGCCACGGGTTTTTTGTTGACCGGATAGGCTGATTACGGGACATTCCCGCGTGCCTTTTGACACTGAGACTGCCACGCAAGCCGCGTTTGACTCGCACGCAGAGGATAGCAGGCGCCGTCATCCTCATCCTCTCCAGCAATGTGCCGATATGCAGGAACGACTTCGTGAGATTGTCCTGAACCCTGAAACTGAACCTGGGAAGGCAGCGCAATGCGCGTCCGCGTGGGAGAGATTAGAAGCTCGCAAGGCTGTGCTCAAGGGCCGGCCCGCGAACACCTCACAAAGCATTCGCGAACCCAAGCAACCCAAGTCCAAGAAGCCAGTCGTTCAACCGCTGGATAACCTGCCCGAAGCATGAAGAATATAGACTGGTCTGAAATATGCTTGTGCGCCATGGTTTACGGCACACCGATTGTCGTAGCGATTGTGCTTTTCTGGCTTCTGTCTTCTCGCTTACCACGATAAGCCCACCTAATACAACCCCACTAGATGTATTAGCAAAACCTTAGCGCACAAGATCCGATATATTTAATCGGGGGATTTGACTTTGGAAGTGGCGGGCTGCACTTAGGCGTTTCACGGTTAGCTAATCCGTTACTCCGTTTGTTCCCAGCCGCAGCCCATAACCCGCTGCTACTATCATGCTGCCATCCTGCCGGCCAGTGTCAAGCCAGAAGGAAAAGGAATGCTTAAGAATGCTTCCAGCCCAGACCGTCCCGGCACCCTGGCCATGGCACCATCCTAAGCACCCCCGGCTGTTTCAGTCATACCCCTCTTTATAGACAGGCTATTTTTGTGGAAAAACTACACTATCTTCCGAATAACCCAGTCCGACTGATTTGTTTTGGATTGGCTCCGGGTTAGCTTTGTTCCGATTATAGCTTGGTTTGTTAGCTGGTGCCAAACCGGATAATCAAAGCTCGGGGTTCCAAGTTTAAAGAAAGCGAAATCTCCGGCCTTTACGGTTTCTCCGTTTACTAGTTTTCGATAGCCATCGGGGATCGCTACTTCTCTGATTTTGAATACAGCTTTAATTTTCATGTGTAAAACCAGTTACTGCGAAGCTCTATGGCGTGATAATGCGTCTTTGCCCATCTGAGCCATGTTAATTTTCACAGCAAGGGGTTTTCGTTCATAGGATTGCTTTCCTGACCATTCGGCGGCGGTTAGTCCATCTTTGGGGAGTAATCCGGGAAAGGATTTAGAGATTCGTAGGCGAACTTGTTTTTCGATCGTGCATTTGCGTTCCTTGTCCTGGGGATGAGTTCCACGCTGGATGGGGTCCAGTGGACAGGAGTTTACGGAGCAGTGATCGAAACGAGGGCAAAGTTGGTAAGGTTCAGGGTTCATAGGGCTTTAGCGAATTGGAATGGGGTCATAGGGTTTTAAGGTTTGGTGTCACAAGGTTCACCGCAGGCATTGCATGAGAGCCAGTGGGTTCCATGAAGTCCACCTTCGATTGAGAAAGTGGCACTACAGCATTTAGAGCTTTTGTTTCCCAGGAGCAGATTCAATGGCCTTACTGAATCCTTTCCTTCCGGTTTAGGGTCGAGTTGGTTGGCTTCACGGTCGATAGCAGCAGCGGCAGAACGAGCCAATCTTGCATCTGGCGCTTCGTCGTGCAAAAATCTTCCAGAGCGAACTATTTCAGCCGCCCACCTGAGAGCATCGGCTTGGATTTGGCGGATGATTTGGATACGGGGCTTTGGGTTAATGATGGTCCAGGGGACTTGAGTCTCCCAATCCTCGGCAGGTTTCAGGTTGGCTGGCATGGAACAATACGGGTTGAGTTGATGCGGAGTTCAATTTCACGGTTAAGGTACCATTGGGCTTTTTGAAGGTCTTCGAGTGGATTTCCTTTTTGCTCTGCTCTAGCTATGTATTTAACTACGTTGCCAAGATTAAAGTTCAAGGACCAGTCTTCGATAACCTCAATGACTTCTATTTTACCATGGTTGTAGTGGGCTGGGTGATCGACTTTGTTCAGGGAACAACTCTGATTGGTCAGGTTGGATGACATAGGCGGTGTAATGGGCTGGTTGTTTGTGGATGAGGTTGGTGATGTGTTGATCAGGACGGAGGGATTCGCAGAAGGTGAGTAGTTCAGAGCCGATCAGGGTGTGGATGGTGGTCATGGGGTGCCGTCCAGGGCTTTACGTTGAGAATCGGTCAGCAGGTCGGATTTTCCGATGGACACCAAATAGCGAGCGCCTTCGAGTAATTCTTCCGGCGTGATGGTGCCGTTTGATACCGGATAAGAAGGCGGTGGTTTGGGTGGTGGTTTTGACGTATCTATTCCCATTCGCCGCGCGAATTCGGCGGCTTGGTCGAGTAGCTTTTGTTTGAGAGCGCCTGAAGCGGCATCAGCCTGTCGGATTGTGATCCAGTAAAGCTGGTAGTCGGAGGGCCCCTTACCCCCCCGAACTGAACGAACTGCTCCCCCCTCCGGTTGGGGGATCACTGATGGATCAGGGGGATAGGGGTTCAGAGCTTGAACCCTTTTCCGGTCATGGTGAACCCTTTTAGCGTTCACGGTGAACCCTTTTATTGCCGAAATGGGTTCATCCTGAACCGTTTTATCGCCTGAATAGGGTTCATGGTGAACCGTTTTATGGACTATTTGGATGCGGTTGGTGTTTCCCCGGCCTTTGGCTGGGATGATGATTATTTTGCCCTGTTCTTTGAGCCAGTGGATGCACCTTTTAACGGTCGATCTGGAACAGAAAGTTCGGTCGGAAATGGTGTTTATGGCGGGCCATGTTTCCCCGGCGTCGTTGGCCATGTCTGCGAGGACTACAAAAACGAACTTTTGAGCCGAAACTTGGAAGTCCATATCGTCCCAAGCAGCCTTTAGGTGGTGCCAACTCATTTGGATTGGATTTCGACTTGTTCCTCGGTCGATTTGATGAAATCGCGCACTTCCTGATCCATCTTCAGGGCTAAGGCGGTTAATCGTTCCGGTAGTTCCTCGTCTTTATCCATGATATACATCAGCGTCGAAAAAAGCCTTGAAAGGTCTCCTGCAAAAAATTCGTTGGCAAAGTTGGTTAGGGCCATACTGAACAAAGCTCCGGTTGAATTTCCGACAAGCATATTACCGGCAACTTTTTCCCACAGTCTTACGGCATGATCCTTTTTCTCAGCGTGGCACTCATCGCAGAGCGTTATGAGGCAAAAGGGCGGGTAATCCCATGGCTCCCGGCCTGGGATGTAATACCTGTGGTGAACGTGAAGCGGCTTCTCCATTTCATAACATTCGGTGCAACTCCAATCGTCACGTTGTAAAATCTCCAGCCGCTTGCGTTGCCAGCGCGGATCTTTCATCTTTTCTGAATACGGTACGTAGCTCATATCTTCATCCCTCTTTTCAATCGGTCACGAACTAGGGCTTTTGCGGCATCCCAGGTGGTGGTGAAGCTGGTTCTTTCAGTCGGCCACAGGATCGCGTATCCGGTGCGTGTCTTGCGGATGGTAATGCCGTGGTAGACGGCGGATTTTTTGATCAACTATCCTCCAGTGCAGAATAGGCTCCGCCCCCGTTAACCCAGGCCGACGAGACACGGCATAGCGCCATGAAGCTGCCCACGTTGACGGAGCCGATTCTAAACTTGAGAGATTTTTGCATATCCCGTCGTTTTTTCAAGGGCGGGGTAAGCGCCCCAATTTTGCTCTGCCCGCGATGTTAGCCTCTGGACCGAAGCCGTCAAGGATTATTCTGAATCAGACGCAGATTTTTGGTGGGGTCGGAATTTCGCCCTGCTTTGGTCGCCAAAGATGCAGCACACATTCGTGGACGTTCACGTAATCTTTTTTGGCGGGATGCAATTGCATCACAACTTCGTCGTCATCCCAAAACAGTTCCTTGATGAAACACATTTCCTCCCACTTCGGGATGCGGCGGCGTTTGAACACCGGATCATAAGCGTGAACCGAGACATGCTCCCATTCACCGGCTTGGTCTGGACTATCCAGTAATCCATCAGTGGCTATGATGTTGAGTAGCGTGCCGTTGTGTTTAATTTGGAATGCGCCATACGTTGCTCCATCAGGAGATATGTACGGCGGTTGATGCCCACGAAATTTATCGAGATGGTGCCAGTCTTTTTTCATACCCCCGCCGTCAAGGATTTTGTTGGAGAAGATTCAAAACAACTCCTTTTGTTTCTCGATCTTGGGTTCAGTGATTCCGTTATATTCCCGCACCCAGGCGTCGGCTTCGGCCTCCGCGATTTTTAAGGCGCTGTCGGTGATCGGGCCAGCGCCACAGAGGATTGAAATTCGTTCCTGAATTCTATGCTCTCGTTCCGCGAACTGCTGGGAGAGGGTTAGGCGGGGATTAGTTAGCATAAGCTGTTTCGCGATTCGCCCGCTGGCGGATCTTTTGGTAACGGCGCATTGCTTCCCTGCATTCCTTGCACCGGCAACCTTGGGTGTATTTGCTGTACGTGCCATGGAGCACCATCTTGCGACCGCACGTCGGGCATTTCGTCTTCACGGCGAGAGTAAATCAGAACAAGCAAGCGATGGCAATAACTTTTTATAAAAAAAGAATGTTGACAACCTATGGGATTAGTTCACAATCGCGGCAGATGAGATTCAGTCAGGCTGATTTAGATGCTTACATGGCTCGCAGGCGAGTCTCGAATCCAAACGCGCTAGTAGCCGACCCAACGCCCGCAGGTCAGGAATGGAAGCTACAAGAACAGATCCGAGAAGAATGCGGACGGCGAGGGTGGGTGGTCTTGACCGGCTCGATGGCCAATCGCACAAGTCGTACGTTAGGCGAGCCGGATTTTGTGATTGCGGCTGACCGGGGCAGGACATTTTTTATTGAGGCGAAAACCAAAGTCGGCAAGCTGTCACTGGAACAGCAGGCGATGTTCGCTCATCTGACGAAATTGGGCCATATCCCGGCAGTCGTTCGTTCGCTGGATGAATTCCTGAAAGTGATCACATGACCCACCTGCAATTTTTCATCTGCCTGAATATGATTGGCGTTCCGATAATGACTTTTTTGATTGCAGGAGATGAGCCGGATACTGCTGAGGCTATTGGCATGATAGTGCTCTTGTCGGTATTTGTGAACATTATCGCATTTGGTATTCGACTGGCCATCATCTGGGGATAAACATGAGTCACTTGCAATTTTTAATCTCAACAAACATGATCGTGGTGCCAATTCTGGTTTTATCCGAGACGATGACTCTGGGAGATGAACTATGGCGCAAGGTTTGGGATGCCATCGTTTTATTTTTAGTAGTCAACTTCATCGCCTTTGGCATTCGCTTGGCGGTGATCTGGAGCAGATAACTTGAAGATTGAATTCACAGCCTCAGTGGACGAACTTGAGCGAATGGCAAAGAAAAATCTTTCCGGCTGGATATGCAAGCTGTTAGGATGCGGTGAAACGAAAAAACGGATGGTTCGTTTCGGCTGGGCCGTCGAACCGCCAAAACTGAAAGGTAAAATACGTATGCCCCTAGAGTTGACCGTGACAAATGAAGAACAGGTAAAGGTTCATCTGGCTCCTGTGACTGCTGCTGGTAAGCCCACCAAGCTTGATGGCAAACCGGCTTGGACGGTGGTCTCCGGGCCGGCCAAGGTGGTTCCTGCCGATGATGGTTTGTCCGCGGATTTGGTCAGCGATGACACTGACCTGAGCGACACAACCTTCATGGTGGATGCTGATGCCGACCTCGGCAGCGGAGTTGAGGATATTCAGGATACTATCCTCCTGCATGTCAGCCATGCAAACGCTAAGAATCTCGGATTGAGCGCCGACGCCCCGGTGTTGAAGCCGTAACACTGTTAGGCCACCGTCGCGCCTGGAAGTCTGTGGCGGGTTCTTTGTCTCTCTCGCATAATACGAGCAGGCGGGCGCACGTGGAAACGAATGATGTGCGTTCGCCTTTTAGAATTTTCCTCCGTGGTGTGGTAGTGAACCGACTGTTGCAACGATCATGCTTCAAGCCATGATAAATGAACGGAGGATTTACTTTATGAAAATGACGAGCGAAGCACGTTATCTACTTCGATTGGCCATCAAAGTGTTTAAACGCAGAGGCGATAAATCTGCCTTGATTGCAGCTAGAAAAACACTGGACTCTAGGCGGCAGGCTGCATGATCTGGTCGTAGGTCTTCACCTTCTCGAAGATCGCTTTCCAGTCATCGAGTGAATGTTCCTTCTTGGAAAATAGTGTGGCAATATCAAGGGCGATTGCTGGCCCGTAGCGTAGTAGTGTTTGGGCGATGATTAGTCCAAGTTCAGGAGTCATTACTTACCTTTCAGTTTCAGCAGACGATCCGGGGGCAGGAATTGTTCGATCAACGAAATCACATCAGCCGATGCCGCGCTCACCGCTGCCACCGCTTTATAAAGATCGTTGGTGTTCGTGTTCGACTTGAATGATTCGATGGCGCTGCGTTCCACTTGGACCGCGCCGTAATACTTGTTGTAGATCGCGCGCACCTGGTCTTGTTTATTCGAGGCGATTAGGCCCACCGAACAGGCATCCCGATAAGCATTCATGGCGCTGGCCACCGTGACCACGACAACTCCGGTTGATTTGTAAGCTACGTCTTCCGCGCTTTTGCAGCCGATGAATAGGCTGGCCAGCAGGACTGTTAGGATGATGCTCTTTTTCATAATTGTTTGACTCGATAATACCGCCTTTGCTTTGGTAAGTCGTAAACTGTCACCGTTCCACCCGTGCCAGGGGTTGGCGGTCCCGGCAACCAAGTCGTGGCAAAATCATCGCTGGCTTCGCATTCGTAGGTCGCGCCCAACTGCGTCTGGAAATACACCGCGACAGCCGGCGTGCAGTAGACATTCAGTGTTCCACTGTGGGCATTGCTATCAATGTTGATGACGATGTTGGTGACGGGAAAGGTTGGCTGTAAAAGGTTTGTGTCCCATCCCATCAGGTTCGTCATGTAGAGGGCTAGTCGTGGACCTTGCACCAGCACTTTCGGTATGGGCATCGCTGCTGACTTGGATTTGAGCAGCAATGGTGCTGGCATTGGCGGATACACGATGGGGGATCTACGAGAGACACGGCCTACGCCTCCATCGACGCTTTTAGATGTGTCATTAGTATGATGAACCAAATTAGTCCACGTTTGCAGTGACATTCGGGTGTGGAATCCATCCTTAAATTGCCAAACCACATCAACGACATTTTGCGTGGCTGACATTGCGACGACGGCCAAATGAGTGTTCACGAATTGCTGCGTTCCGCTACCACACTTGGCCATTACTTGCCCGAATGTTCCGAAATTAGTTTCGGTGGTTCCGTCCGTGTGAATGCACGTGTACCACCTTGGTTTCTCGACAGGGATTGGTTCACTCTGAACCACTGTCATTGTGGTGACTGTAACCGTACCATCTCGATTCGTCGTGGTGGTCTGCGCTGGCACCATCTTCATAATCCAGCGATGACCTTCGGGTGGTGGGCCAGGGAAGGGCGGTGGCACCAATGGCTGACCCCACAACCGCAAGGAGATCATCGCAAACAGTAGAGCAGTCCTCATATTATCTAAATCGCGCCAAGCCTTGGCCTGTCGTGGTCTGAATCCGCCAAACAGGACGGTTTCAGGTTGGCATGGGCCTGACGCGAAAGCCTTTGATCGATCCATCGTTCGTAAGCTTGGGCATCGTTGAATGGGTAAAAATCGTCCGCTTCCACCATGATCCCGCCATCGCAAAACACAGAGAATATCCGTACCCCGGCTGCTTTCATCTTCTCCAGATCAATCGTGATCATGTTCTTTCGGTCGGAGAATGCCCTTGTCAATCATATCCTGCAAGAAGGAAGTGGTGAGTCCTGTCAACTCGTCACCAACCTCCCAAATTCGCTTCCCGACAAACACCCGTTTGCAAACCACGTAAATGTTATCCGGTTTTGTCGTGGACTTCTTTGCTGAGTTGGGTGGTATCTCCTTTAATTTGGGCAATGGCGTCCGTGTGCTCATTAAGAGCTTTTTGCACCGAAGCATTGTCTGCGGCAAACAAATTCGAGAAGAACTTGCCTAACATGTTAATGAGCGTGCCAGCAATGGCCAGCCAGAGATTGATTTGATGCAGTTCATCTCCTGTGCCGACTTGGGCAAGAGATGTTAGCAATGTCGCATCGCGTAACCCTGATCCAAGCGTTTCAAGCGAACCGCCCAATGTAGTTCTCCATGATTTCACGATTTCTTTTTCAGCAGTGCTTTCATCGCCCGTTCATCCATGCAAAACGCCAAACTAACCCCAGCCGCGACCACCGCAATGCTGGTGCTGTCCACGTGCTTAGTGCAAGACCAGACGCCCAAGGCAGACACGATCATGCCGCCAAGTGTGGTTCTCCATGACGGTCTTAGGTTGGCTCCCTTCTTAAAAATGGCTTCAGTGACATCCATAAAATTGAGCATGTAGCGCATGTCGTTGGACGTGAACGGTTTGGGAAAAAGAAATACCGCTCCGCAATCCATTACTTGAGCTTTCTTCCGCTCGTCGGAATAGCCGGAGATTATGGCTACCGGAATGTGGGTGTAGTTGTCCTTGAGCCAGCGCACTAACTCGACTCCATCCATGTCGGGAACCTTCAGGTCCACGCAGGCGAAACGAAAATGGCTGGAATGGCGCAAGATTCTTTGGGCATCGGAGGCGCTTTTGGCGTGCTCCACATGATAGCCTTGTTCCTCGACCACTCGTCGCAGTAACTCGGCATCGTGTAGATTGTCTTCGATGATAAGTATATTTTTCCCGTTCATCGAATCGTACCCCCATGTTTTCGGTCCCATTCATTTATCACGCATTATCTGGTTTCTGACCCTCCGGGGCAGTCAACTGAGGTTTATTACTACTATCGACAGTGGCCTGGTTCTCCTGGTGTTCAATCCAAATACGGTGCGCTTCCTCAGCCACTTTTTGGTCTTGTGGATCTTTTGTGAGGCTCGCAATGCGGTCGGCCTGCAATGATGTAATCCGAAGTTGAGCACCGAAATTTGAATTTACCAGCGTATGCACGTCCTTAATAGTATTCGCTGTTGCGTGCTGCTTGCGATTATTCCACACCTGAAGAAACGCAATCACCACCAGCGCAATTGCTGTCCCGATTTGTCCGTAGTCAGTGGTGGCGAGCATCATAGCGACCGTGAAAGGCGCAGAGCTTCATTCATGGCTATTGATAGAGTGGCACGCGGTAAATGGTGCCATCGGCGGTAACTGTTACCCATCGGACAGGAGCTACTGCGCTTACTGGTGGTGTGTTGGTAACTGGGAAATTAATGTAGTTGGTTCCTTTATACAAACCAAGTTGTCCAGCTATGTCGAGAGTTGATGAGTTGGTTTGAGGCATCCCGACCTGCAAATTAGTACCAGTAAGCAAGAAAACAACCGCGTCGTGGTGAACGAACTGAAACTGCGATTGTACGAAGGAACCTGATGGATCTACACTGAACGAAATCTTATCCTCAACGCCATTGGTGCCAAAGGCTCGAAGATTTAAGAACGAGTATGGGTTGTCTTTATCCGTTTTCCCAAATGTGTGAAAGCTGGAGAGGTGGTCATAGTTCTCGTTGTTGTTCCCGGCAAGATAAAAATTGTAGTTGGGCGCGTCGTTACTGTCCGTCATGCCGACCCGGTAAATCCAGAAGGTGGTGGTATCCTCAATATTTACGTCCTGCGCTATGTTAGCGCCCCAAAAGATCGAGCCATCATTGGTGCGGATAAAGAACGGTGGTCCGGGATGTGAGGCATCGGCAATCGGCGTCGGTAAACGAGATTGCCAGATATACTCGTCGTTGTTCGTGAACACCAAATCCGAGAAGGTGGTGTACTTGGGTGGTGCCGCTGCGCCCAGCAGCCACAAAGCCGCCAGTGCCAGCACGAAACTAGACCCCATCCATTTGATGATTCGATTGTTCATAAATTGCCTATACGACCTGTGACCATGCTGCCCCACCTGCTGGCCAAAGCCACATCGTGATTGCCGCCAGATTGACGATGTTGAAATACACGTTGTCCACAGCGGGATTAGTGGGTGCTGCCACGGGATCAACGACTCCACTGGAGATGGGACTGCCGCCGCCCCCGCCACCTCCGCCATTGGCTAACTGGCATACCAAATACGTTTCAATTGCATCCAGTGTGCCTGCTTCCTGATTGAGAAAACAGGGTATCAATTCCGCAAGGGCGTCAGGTGAGCAATCCATAGTGTCTCCATTTATTGCGCCGCAAAGCAGGACGATACGCATGGCCCGCAGGACCAAGGCATCGTAGCCTGAATTAAAACATTTCGCTGCTTCTGCCAAAGAAGCTACATCGCATTCAATGGCCATGATTTTAGCTTATGCCCGAATTGATCTTGCACTGAAGCCACACCCGCAATGCCTTCAGCTTTTGCGGATCGACATTCTTCAGGCACGTAATCCCCGTGACCACTTCCGCCAACGTAATATCCACACTCGCTCCGGCTGCATCGGCTTCCTCTGCCGCCACTAATACTTCGATGGCATTCAATTGATCCGGGGGAATGGCCGCGTAGCAAGCTGCCGACTGGAGCAACGTCGCAAAATCGCTGCTGACGCCTCCTGCCGCGATAGCTCCCTGCCACAGATACCAAACAATCGCCGCCAAACGATCCTCTGGGGCCAGTTCTCGGAAACATTTTGAGCCATTGACCAATTCATCTTCACTGCATGGATCGACGATCCAGAACAGGTTCAGCGGATTGATCCAACTCAGCCATTTGAGAAAAGTTTTCATGTTCAATAATCCTTCACGTTTTTCTTAAGTTCATCACGCCAATTCATCCCGTCGCCTTCCCCATTTCCATGCAGGCATTTGACCTCCACTTCCCCATCGTCACTGACGTTTTCCACCTGGAACTTGATGGTGTCACCGACCTTCACCCCTTCAGGCACCGCTCCCGCTGGCAGGTAATAGGTGTCATCGGATTGATTGCCAGTTTCGGATTCGTCTTTCTGGGCATTCTCATTATCGGGCGTCTCGCCCATTTCGGGATCATTCATAAAGTTTTAAGAAAGTCGGTGCGTTGGATTAGATCAACGCACCGGCTAGTGATGAACGGACTATTCTCCTTCCGAGCAGAAGGAATTGTAAGGCGTCAAGGTCTGGTAAACCATCGCCGGGCTGTCCTGACAGCGCGGGTTATTCACCACCGTCTGGGGTTCGCGTTGAGCGATGATGATCATTTCGATCTGGGGATAGTCTGTTACTGCCCCAAGCTCGAATTCACCCAGTAGATAGCCATAGTTGCCCTTGTCGTTCTGGTATTCGCAAACCTTGCCGTTGTTCGGGTCGGTGAACCGGAAATAATCCGGGGATTTCCACATCCATTTGCCGGCCAGCGAACGGGCCATGTTGAACTTCATCTCCGGGTTGACCGGGGAAATGTCGCCCGCAAACACCGTGCGCGCATCCCGATTGTAGACGTGATACATCTGGTAAGGCGCATTTTTGTAAGCGGTATCGAACTCCGGTTTCTTGCCCACGGTCGCCGCCACATTCTGGTAAGGCCATACCCGCTGCAACACGCCATTGCCGATGTGCTGGAAGCGCAACGGTTCGGGGTCCAGCTTGAACATCCAGTTGCCAATCCGTTTCTGCATTAGGCCGTACTCGAAGTAGCGCCCGCCGCGTTCATAATCGTTGATCGCATATTGCGTGACCAGGGTAGGGTTCTGCACTGAAAGATCCCGGTGCGTCTGTAAATCGGTGGTGACAGCGAATGTGCCTTGCGGCAGAAATTCGTTGTTGAAATAACCGTTGTATTGCAGGTTCTCGATGTGGTTGTCGAGATACTGCATGGTCAATTTAGAGGTTGGCAGATTGCCTGTTCCGCCCAAATCGATCTTGGTGCAATTGGCCAAGAACATAGCTGGAGTCACCGCGACGGTGGTCAGGGCTGAACCGGCGATGTGGAGCACATCGGCTTGGCGCACCGAGAGCAGTCGGAGGAAATCGGAGATGATCGAATCTGGTTCTTTCTTCAGGCCATCAATGATGCCCGCCAATTGGCTGATCACTTCTTCGACGTTGCGAAGCTGATCGTAACATAGCGGTTGTGTCTGGTAATCCCGGTGATACCGCACGTAGGTGTAGCGCGTCGATCCCCAGCCGATAATTGAACGGTTCGGCGCACAGAGGGCATCGCAACCTGTGGCGGTTCCAGATCCGCCGACCGTCACTTCATCCCAACAACCGTCGTCATTGGGTCGGGTGACGTGCACTTTATCGCGCGTATGCGTGGTGCCTGTGCCGGTGGGCCAGACTTGGGAGCGGTACATGTTCGAGTAAACGTAAGACCAAGGAAATCGGTCCTTCGTTAGCTCTTTATCGAAGTCGGGGGTTCGACGAAATAACGTCGCATTTATCTGTTTGCATTGCTCGGCATTCAAAGAAATTTTTCTTTCTATTAGCCCAAACGGGCGGTTGATCTACGTTTGGAGTTTTGAAGGAGCAACCCTTCACCCAGCGGAGATGCTGGGCCTGCCGTGGCGAACTTTTGATTCCCACGACCGCTTTTTTACGATTTAGATTTCCTGTCTAAACCGCTTCTGTTGAGAGCGTCCACCCGAAGGTGGCAACACGAATCATTACTCTGGCGTAACTGCTAAATCTGATAATCAGATTCAGCAATAGGTAAATCTCCCTGTTGCAAGGAGTGCAGATGGCTGGCTGCCCATTTTTTCATTACCGTGAATACGTACTTTGATTCATCCTCTAGGCTCATCTTCTTATGAATCATAGGATTGGATTTCAACAGCTTTAATTCGGTTGTCACCTTTACCAACTGCTCCTGTAGTGCTCTTGGAACGCCCTGAATGCCTTCAGCGTTTCCTTCGACAAAAATATTTGACTTGGTGAGTCTCCAAACAGTGATGGCATTTTTGAATTTCTGCCAGTGGGCCATTCCTTCTTCCTCGATATTGGTTTTACATTCAGGGACCATGGAATGGATAAATTCGTGACAACCTCGGCAAAGAATAACTAGATGTTGCTGTGTGGTATCATAAATATTTTCTGGATACCAGATGTGGTGGGCATCATTTGAGATGGATTCATCTTTGCAGATTTGGCATTTAGCCTTTTCTCGAACAAGGGCTTCAAGGCGAACTGTTTGCCACTGTTCAGATTTTAAATAGCCGAAGCGGTATGCGTGTTTGGACTCGATGCTCATTGGTTTAGATTGTACTTGACGAGAGGACGCAACTTCAAGGACTATCGCGCCGTTGAACACAACTTTAGGGCAAAAACTTCGTAAGTGGCGAGGCAGCAAACGCCAGAAAGAAGCCGCTGCTGAACTAAACGTATCCATTAGGACTTACCAAAATTGGGAGCAGGATGTTTTCGTTCCAAAAGAAATGGCATTGGCCGAACTACTCCGTCGCATGGAGAGGCTTGTGAAGTGAAATCAGCCGAACAGTGGTGCCATGATCTCCTTGACGACTGGATGGCAGGTAAACGCCCAAGTCCTGAAAAAGTGAAGCATTACGAGTTCACCGTTGAAGACATTCGGAAAATCCAGGCCAATGCCTTGCGCTGGGCCACTCAAGAGGTTGAACGAACCAAAGTCTTGTTTACTGACAGCATCAATTTCGAGGACGGCTATGAAGCCGCTAAAAAATACTTGATTTCACGTTTCAGCGAACAGGCCAACCAACTCGACCCACAAAATGAAAAACATCACTGACACTGGCGGTTCGGCATTTCCATGCGCTGGCGCTGAAGCCGTTAATCCTGAATCTCTTGGGATTACGGCCTTGGATTACTTCGCATCCCACGAAGTCACCCAACCGCCAAAAAATTTTATGATGCGCGAATTAGGCAACGGTGTGGCGCACACCCTCGGTCCCAAAGGCCAGAAGATCCCGACTGGCCCGCCATCCCCGGAAGACATCGCGGCAGCACTAGCCAAGTGGCGCTATCTCTGTGCGGAAAAGATGCTGGATGAAAGGCAGCGACGGACGTTGTGACCCCGGAAGAAATCAAATCCAGCATCAGTATTCGCCAGCACGTGGATGTAAACGGTGATACGACCTTCACTGGCACGCTTGAAATTCGAGCGGATTTGATGGTGTCGCGTCACGCTTATAAGAGTGAGAAGCATGTTGAGGAAATAGAGAACATCATCAGGGCAAAAATCCTTGGAGCAATCTTTTCGGATCGGCGCAAGGAGCTGATGGGTGCTTTAAGGGAATATAGCCAGTATCACTTTGCAGTGGGTGATCCTGCGAAGGTAGCTCAGTCGCAGGACAAACTTCTGGCCTTCGTGAATTACTTGTGAACCAGAAAATCTATTGTTGTCTCGGAAGGCTTGGCGATGTGCTTGCTTTCCTTCCCGTGCTTCATGCCGAATTCAAAAACGGCAATCGGTGCGGCATGATGGTCGCCAAAGAATTCGCTGGCGTGCTGGACGGCATCTCGTACGCCGATAAGATCGAATATCCAGGTCAATGTTACGAGATTGATCGCGCAATGGCACAAGCTTGGCAACTCAGTCCATCGGTGCAATGTGTCCAGGTCGCCGGTCCATCGGAGTTGGTCAAGAAGTTCACTTATCAGCCAGCGGGATTGGAAAAGGCAGTGACGGATTCCTTTACGAAGGAATCGTGGAGAATGGCTGGCCGGTTGGATTTGTGGAAAACTCAACCACCACTCATCATTGATCGGCGCGATAGCCAACGAGAATCCGAACTGCTGAAAGATTTCCCGAAAAAGAAGAAAGTGATTCTGATTTCAGCCGGTGGCACTACCAGCCCGTTTCCTTATCACGATCTATTGTTCAAGATTCTCCAAATCAATTTTCAGCCGAAACATGTGGTGGTGGATCTGGCCCGATTTCACGCGGAACGCATCTATGATCTGCTGGCTTTATATGAACGGGCGCATTGCCTAGTAGCTTGTGATTCCGCTCCGCTGCATCTAGCTCATGCTTGCCCCAATCTGCCGGTAGTGGCTTTAGCCAACGATTCTCCTTCACTGTGGCATGGTTCACCGTGGCGAGCTAATCACATTGCTTACATCCGATACAAAGACTTCGCATTGCGAGCCTGCGAGATGTTAGACGCTATCGAAGGCATTGGCGGATTTGGCACACTAAAGGGCGCTTCGGGCAAACGGCGCATCGTTCATTGCTGGTCGCAATACGATGTTTCTACCGACAACAAGGAGCGGCATGAAGTCGCCGTCAATAATTGGAAAGAGAATTACGGCAGTGGCAATTGGGTTGCCGCCAAGATTGATTTTGGTGCGTTGGGCAAGGACTCCAAAACTATCCTGAAAGATGACCGGCGATTTCCCAGCCTGAAAGAAGTAATTCGGCTGGCTACCTTCCGCACCCGTGATGAAGATGTTATTTGCCTGACTCGTGGAGATACCTGCTGGGACTCTCTGGATGACGCGTTGCTGGCTAATGCACCCTGCTACGCGCATCGCTGCTTGCGTGACGAGTCAGGCCATACTACTTGGCATCCTGCCGTGGACCTGTTCGCCTTCACTAAACTTTGGTGGAATGAACATGGGCGGGAATTGCCGGATCTTCTGTTATCAAAAGACCCGTATTGGTCGAGATGCCTTTACGAACTTATTAAACTTCACGGAGGAAAAGAATTACCAAATGCGATATGGCGAAGATGGAAGTAAAATTATCCCAATCCGATATTGATCGGTTTTTTCAAAAAATCAGGAAGACCGATAGCTGCTGGCTTTGGACTGGCGCACTTTATGGCGCTGGAAGATATGGTCAATTTTGGGCTAAGGGCGACATGCACTTGGCTCATAGGATTTCTTGGATGATTCATTTTCAAGAGATTCCAAAAGGGTTTTTCGTATGCCACAAGTGCGATGTGAAGCAATGCGTTAATCCTGATCATCTATTTGTTGGATCTCCAGCCGATAATATTGATGACATGGTTAGGAAAAAAAGATGCAATCCGCCTATTGGTGAACGAAGCGGAACAGCTAAGTTGACAACGGCTCAAGTTCTGGAAATTCGCAGAAAATATGCTGGCGGAAATGTCACGCAGAAGGAATTGGGAATTTTGTACGGGGTGGCTGACACGGCAATTTGTAGAATCATAACAGGTAGGCGCTGGGCGCATATATGAACGAACCTGGTTACGTGGTTCATAACGGTCAATTGGCTAAGGCGTGGCTTGAAAAAATAGGCCGTGTGGCCCTGTTCCCGGCTGTCTCTAGCCAGATACCCGCCGTGCAGATCAATCCAAAGGCGCTTCATCCATTCGGTTACAACGGCAGCTTGATTCGGTTTGAGGGTCGTTTGCTGTTGGCTTACCGCTATCACGTCGATAACAAACTGAGCACGAAATTAGCGGTGGCGGAACTGGACGATAATTTCAACGTCATCCGAAATTCTAATCTGGAGATTGCAGGCAATCATCAATCGAGCGAAGATCCGCGTTTATTCATCTATCAAGGAAAGCTTTGGATGAGTTACGTCTGTTCGACATGGCCATCGCAGAATCCGGTCTGTGTCACCAAGTACGGGATGTTGAATCAGATCAGCAACGGTTGGGGCATTGTGCCGCAGACCGAGAAGCAGCCGGCCTATGGGAAGAATGACGGCACCAGTCTGGAAAAGAATTTCATTTTCTGGGAGCATTTTAGTGGGGAACTTTATTGCATTCACCGCAGTTTGCCTGAACAGGTGATCATGGGGCGGGATTGCGAATTGAAATCACCAGCACCGCGTTGGGCTTGGGGCGAGATTCGCGGTGGTTGTTCCCCGTTGCCGTGGCAAGGCAAACTGTTGCGCTTCTTCCATTCCTCGCTGGATTTCGAGCAGCCACCGGCCCGCAGGCGTTACTTCATGGGAGCAGCTTTGATGGAACCAGATGCACCGTTCAGGACATTGGCGGTGAGTAAGAAACCTATTTGCGTGGGAAGTGAAATTGATGACCTGACGGTGGAACAGCGAGGGGAAGCGTTGAGCTACAAGGAGAAGGTCATCTTCCCAATGGGAGCGATCATGTTGGGAGACGGATTCGTGGTATCGGCAGGCTGCAACGATAGCTCAGTGCTGCTGTTGAAGATTGGACCGAAGGATCTCAACTTATGACCAGCTTAAATCAATTGGAAAAGTTCATCGAGGAAACCAAACCGGAAGTGATGCACGTTGCTGCCAGCGAGGTATGTCAGCATCGGGAGACTGAACCTGTCGAATCACATTGGTCGAACATCGACCCGATTCGTAAGTGCAAAGATTGTGGGCGAATCAAATTTTCGTCTGAGTCCAAGTTCCGGGAATTGGAAATCGAATTCGATAGATTTTTTTGAGCATGACCCAACTCTTTCAACAGATCGAATCGCTCATCCCCAAGCTGCATGGGTGGGCGACGGTGAAGAAATGCCAGATGCTTGCCGCCTCAGTGATCGCGCTGCAACCTGAAACCAGTATAATCATCGGAGTCTGGGGAGGCAGAGATACGTTCGCTCTAGGATTGGCGCACAAGTTCATCGGCAAAGGTCGAGTGATGGCGATTGATCCATGGGCTTCGGTGGCAAGTGCTCAAGGCCAAACCACCAATGCGGATAAACAATGGTGGGCCAACATTGATCACGAATTAGTCTATAACGATTTCCTGAAGAATCGCACGGAACTCGGATTGAATGATACCGTGTTGGTTTACCGGATGATTTCGGATTATGCCGATGTGCCGAAACGGATCGATGGCGTACTGGTCGTGGATGGCAACCACGGGCCGAACGCTATTACTGATGTGGATCGATTCGTACCGAGTGTGGCTACTGGAGCAGTGGTGTTATTAGACGATAAAAATTGGTCCGGGGGGTACGTAGCCAAGGCGATTGAGAAGATCAAGACGATGGGATTCCGGTCACTTTATGAGGTCGATACCAGTGAAATGTTTCAGAGGATTTCAGGATGAAAAACATGCTCAGTATTGGCTATCTTACCTGCCGAAAGAATCCATGCTGGCAATGGTTTTTGGATAGCTTGGTAGCCCAGTCAGGTTGGCATCCATTCGATACTGAAGTTTTGATCTGCGACTTCTGGATGCAGGAGATTCCGCATCTGAACTGGACCTTGGCTGACGTGTATTCGAGGAAGAAAGAGTTTACGGCTATCATCAACAAGTACATGAAGATTTTGGTATTTCCGCCAAAACCGACAGTTTGGTCCGGGCCGTTCAGATTGACCCGAAATGATTATTTTAGTGCCTCGAATAGCAGGAATACAATCATCGCCCACGCCAGTGGCACGCACTTGGCGATTGTGGACGACCTTTCCGTTCTCATGCCGGGATGGTTAAGCGCATTTATGCAATCCATAGAGCAACGATACATTGTTTGTGGTGCTTTCCGTAAAGTGAAAGAGTTAGAGGTTGAGAATGGCACGGTTAAATCATTTGTGGATCATCCATCGGGCCACGATTCACGCTGGAAAAGTGGGCGGGAAGATAAAGCCGTAGATTGTCCCGGAAACTGGCTATTCGGTTGCTCACTGGGTGCGCCAGTAGACGCTTTCTTGAAGATTAACGGGTTTTTTGAGATGTGCGATTCGACTGGTATTGGGTTGGACGATTGCTCGTGCGGCATGGCGCTGGCTAACACTGGCCACAAGCTTAAATATGATCGTCGAATGCTCACTCTCGAATCTGAAGAACGGCATCACCTAGAAAAGCCGATGCTTCGGATGGACAAGAACCGAGGCAAGGTGATCGAAGTCCGACCAGGGCTGACGCATCCCGACGAAAAGGGCCATGCGCTGGTAAAGTTGTTCCAGAATGCGAAATGGTTCCCGAATGATTTTGGCCCGTTCCCCGATCTGGCGGCGTTACGAAAGCATGTGTTGGCGGGTGGCGCGTTTCCCGTGGTTAATAGACCTGTGACCGATTTTTATGACGGCCAACCGCTTTCTGAATTATGAAACTGCGATCCTTTAATCTGGTATTCCATCGACTGAAAGCATGGGTGCCGATTCGCCGTCAGAAATCAAGGGTGACTACGGTTCAGACGGATATTGAATTCATCCGGTGGTATATCTGCCCGATGCCGTTTGCCACAATCGAAGTTCTATTTGAATGTCCGGTGCCGGATGAACAGAGAGGGAGGAATTGGTGATGGTACGCTTCCATTTTATCCCGTCTCCTAAGCCTTGGTACTGGGTGTTCACTTTTTGGCGAAAGAAATGGATTAACTACGGCTGCTATCGTCCTGTTCATCCGGGAGAACCGGGATATGATGAAGCCCCTTATGAAATGGGATTTATGTTCGGAGATTCCAAACCATGATTTGCTCCGTTCTAATCCCAACCCGGATGCGCCCGACTTGGCTGCGTAAATGCGTGGAATCCATCTTGGATACTTGCGGCCTCGGAGATGATGTCCAAATATTAGCCCGAACAGATGACGATGATCCCAAGCAGCGTAAGATGGCCATTGATTTGCTGGGTGAAGAAAATGTGCTGACAGGTCCACGAATGCGTGGCTATTGGAGCATCAATCATTTCTATACCGAAATGGCGTTAAAGGCGTCAGCACCGTGGATTTGGCTGATGAACGATGAATGCACTATTCGCGGGGATTGGGTGGATGACCTTTCAAAGATACCAGTTACAGGCTTCGTGGTGCAGCCAGAAAGTTATCAGGTCGGGCAATCCATGTATCGGAAGGTGCATGACACCACTTGCCCGATTGTGCCTAATTACTATTGGCTGCTGTGTGATCAGCCCGGAGTGCCTTACTCAACGGATACCGACACTTACACGATGCTGAATAAGCAGTTGGGTTGGCAGACGGTTTACCTGCCAAGGTTGCATCTGGCGCATTACCGCTTCACCGATCAAGAGTATAAGGAGCATCACGGGGAATGAACATCTTCAACTTGGAACTGATGGGTGGGTTAGGGAATACCCTGTTTCAGTATGCGTTCGCCAAGGCTTTCTGTGAGAAGAATGGACTTGAACTGCATACTCCCATCTGGGCGGGTCAAGTTTTGTTTGGGATTCGAGATCCGGGGCCAGTTAATGGGCTACCGATTTACACCGATTTGACGATTGGGGAATGGAAGGGAGGCGACATCTCATTTTGTGGATACACCCAGATGCAGCGCCATCTGCTTTACACTAGGGACCAGGCCCGTAAGTGGTTTACCTTTCGCACGTCATTGCTGGATCAGTTGGAAGAAACCAGACCTGATGACGATTATCTGGTGGCTCATCGTCGCGTAGGTGATTATCCGAGTTGCGGCTACGTCGTGGTGTCAAAGGAATCTTATCGAGTCGGAGCAGAGAAGTTTGGATTTGATCCCGACACTATTCGATGGGTGACGGATGAACACAGATCAGCAATTGCGGTGATGGAGCATGATTTCTACCGGCTGATGCGAGCGCCAATTTTATTTCGTGGCAATTCGACTTTTTCATGGTGGGCAGCAACACTTGGTCACGGACGCGTGTTCAGTCCGATCATTGAGGACGCGGAAGGTGGTAAGGAACAGGACGTGCCTTTTTTGGACGGCAATTATGCCCGGTTCATCGTGGCGGACAATGTAGAGGATTTGAGGTTGAAGGAAGCATGAGCGATTTCAGAGAAGAAATGCGGTATGAATATCCGTTGACTCCAGAAAGCATCGTGGTTGATGCTGGGGCTTACCAGGGAACATTCGCCCGCACGATTTTCAATAAATACGGGTGCAATGTTCTGGCCTTTGAGCCTGTGTTTGAATGCAGGGTTAATCTTGGTGAAAATATTCTCGTTGTTCCATTTGGCATAGCCAGATACGGAGGTCTTTATACGTTTAACATTCAACTGGACGGCACGGGGATTTACGCAAAATCTTCAGCCTTTCAGTCTGTTCGCGCCGTCAATCTGATCGATATGCTGAACGCCTTGAATTTACAGCATGTTGATCTCCTGAAGCTGAACATCGAAGGAATGGAATTTGAAGTTTTAGAAGACCTGATTCAGCGTCAACAACTAACACGATTTGACAATATCCAAGTTCAGTTTCATCCTGTGATCCCTGATGCCGAAGCGCGACGCAATTCCATTGTCAAGGAACTCTTGAAAACGCACGAACCAACCTACTGTTATCCCTGGGTGTGGGAGAACTACCGAAGATGATGAACCGCAGAAGCTTTGTAAAGATGGCTGCACAGTTCGTTTTGGGCTGTGCGATTGCTTTGAAGATGAAGCCGGAACAGCCAGAACGGGTTGAAGCGAATATGGATTGGCTGCACGAAGTGCCTCGTTCTGAAATGATGATCTGGAGTGTTGTGGCTGGTCAAGCTTATGCTAGCAGCATTCCTGATGGTAATGTGTTTCAAATGTCTTATGACCAGTAAAGAATTATTCCTCCGCCAAATTGACCTGAAAAACCAATGGGCCGCAGTGGTCTTTGCCGATTGGTTTCAGCAGGTGATGATGTTCGCCATGAACGATTTCACGGAGAAAGACGTGACCAAAGAACAGTTGGATGGCGCGAAGAAATTCAAGGAGTCGATGCTGAACTTGGTGGATGTACAGGTGGAAAGCGTCATCTTCCCGACCAGTGGGATCAGCCATAACGTCCTTGAAAAAGCCGCTGAGATCCGAAAAGAACTAGCCGCAGAAATGAAGAAATAAATGTACTCGCTGTTAGACCTATTTCGATTTCTGACTGAAAAGAAACACCCGTTACTTGCATCTCCGTATGTTTCTTTTCGCTATACCAAACACGACTGCGATGTGATCTTGGGATTTTTGAAGGCCAACAATTGGAATACTTCCAAAACATTCAGTTGTGTTTGGGATGATCATTTCCAAGATCGGCCACGGCACGAAGCCCCACTCGTTCTTGATTTGATAGAAAGAGTTTTAAATGACATAAAATTGGAAAATGCAGATCCACCTGTAATCAAAGATCCATAAAACCTATGCCCGAAGCAAGCGCCAGTTTAACCGCCCCGGCACCCGCCGCCGCACCGTCACCTAGCCCATCGCCCGCGCCGGCTGTGGACATTAAAGCCAGTCCGTTTGCCGGTCTGGAAGCTAAAGCCAAACCTGAACCAGCGCCCGTCGTTGAAAAAGCGCCAGAGAAGGTTGTGGAGAAAGCGCCGGAGGCCAAAGCTCTGCCCACGAAAGAGGAAAAGACGGCTAAAGATCCCAAGTGGTATCGGGAACAGCACGAGAAGACCACGGCGGAAATTAAAACCCGTGATGAAAAGATTCGCACGATGGAATCCCGGTTGGCTGAAGCGGAACGGCGCGGGCAGGATACCACTGCCTTGACTGAACGGTTGGCGGCTTTGGAACGGGAACGGGATGAGGCGCGGGCCGAGGCACGCGCAGCCAAACAGGAGGTGTCACCGGAGTTCAAGGATCGTTGGGATAAACCGTTCAATCAGGCAGCGGATTTCGCCAAGAACGTGATTGAAGGAATGACGTTCACTGATGGCGAGAACACGCGAGCCGCCAAGTGGGAAGATTTCGTGGCGCTTTACCAGATGCCGATCAATAAGGCGGCACAACTGGCCCGACAAGTTTTCGGAGAAGATTCGCAACTGGTAGTGCAGCAGTTGACCGAGTTGCACCGGCTGGATCATCAACGAGCCAATGCGCTTCAGGAAGAAAAGGCGACGTGGAAGGAACGGGAAACAACCGAGAAAGCAGAGCAGGCCCGCAGGTCTGAAGCTTACAAGAACATGGTGGAGTCGGTCAGCAGCCACTTGGCTGAGAGCAATCCTGATTTCAAAGATGCGCCAGGAGATGAAGGCAAAGAGTTTAAGGGATTGCGGGATGAAGGCTACGCCATCTTCGATGCCAAGCCCAAGACCATTCAGGAAGCGGCCTTGAAAGCCGCGCATGTGCGGCACATGGTAGCAGCGCATTATCCATTGGTGCGGCAACGGGATCAGTTGCGGGAAGAAAACGCTTCCTTGAAAGCCACGATTCAGGAGATGAAGAATGGCAAGCCAGGACCGACCAGCAAGAAGGGCGAGTCAGGCGGGTTGCCGGAAAAGAGTTGGGTGGAAGAACTGCGCGAGGCGGTTCCGGCGAGCAATTAGGATTTCTTTGCGGAAGATGCTTCGTGGAAGCTCCGCAGCGTGATCGCAAGATTGGCTCGCTTTGCCAAGACTCCACCTTTTTTAGAGGCGGCTTGTAGCGTTTTGAGCGGAATCTTTTGAGTCGGCGGGATACCAAGTTGACGATGCAACGCCCCAGAATGTTTTATTGCGGTACGAATGAAGTGATTTCGTGTCATACGGTTTCCTGAGTTTGTTCGGTTTCTTTTCGTTTCTTCTCAATCTCAGCATCGGCCATCATGTTCTTTCTGGCTTGTTCTGAGATAGCTGCCTGATCCAACCGAGCTTGTTCGGCGTCGAACCCAAGTTGCTTGTGAGTAGCGGACTGAGTTTCCTTAGCCTGCTTAACGGCCAATCCATGGAGAGCCTTTGCGGTTTGTGGAGTGACCTGCGATTCGGCGTCCGTGGCTGGCTGGAATCCTGCCTTGGCTTCCATCTGGCGCTGAATAGATGGAGGGGCATCTTTGTAATTCAGCGATAACGATTCATGGGCTGCTGATTGCTGTTCAGCAATCCTTTGGGCGAATCCTTTCACGGAATTGCCGAGCTTGGAGAGTTGACCGGCATACTGATTTGTCCGTTCCTTTTCGGCGGGGTTTTGGGACAACTGCTGGATCAATTGCTGGATGTATTGCATCACGCTCTGGAGTCCCGCGACTTCGCCTGAAGTGGCCATGTTCCCGTTTTGTTCAATCCGTACGACCACCCCGGCCATCAATCCGAGTAGGGTTTCAATCTGCTCGATTTCATTTACGCCATCTTTCAGCCGCGCGGGGACACCTTGCATTAAAGTTCCAAACAGGAATTCAGCACGTTCCTGGGCATTGGTGACGCCAGCATTTTCGTTGACTGGCGCAAGGCGATTCGCTTTACGTGGATTGTCCGTCATCACTTCAACGTATTCGTGCAGCACTTCCTGTTGGGCCATGGGACTGAAATTGGGCAGGATATTCATTAGCGCCTGTGCTTGGTCCTGAGCGATCCCCGGATTGCCGTTGCCCAAAGGCCGCTCGATTTCCAAAGTCCACTCATCGGCGTTCAAAAATTGCCGTGGGATCTGGCGGTTCCGGCACTTATGCTGAAACTCCTTCACATCATCATCGGTAGAATTCTCCTTGCAGAATCTTCGAGCGATCTCCTCATACGCAAACATCTCCTGCGTGAACGCATCATCCAGCAATCCGCCCAACATGGCGCTGGCCTGATTGCGTTTAGTGATGGTCTTGGTAGCTGTCTCACGGTCGGCACCTTCGCCTAAATCCTGGGTGTAACTGACCGACGCCTCGCCCATCAGCTGCCGCAGTTCCGCCATCATGCCTTCGACCATGGCTTGATCCACGTTGTGGCGTTCATTCTGTGGTACCACCGATACACCTGCCGGGATAATGCCTTTATCGTATAACTCAATCTTTTGCGCTCTGGCGCGCCCTTGTGGGTCTTCCACCTTAAGCCATATGTTCATGGATTCATGGACGTGCTGAAGCCATCGGCATCGAGTCAGGTTGGTGAAGAAGCACGGTTCCATCAGTTCAAAGCCAAGCCCACGCACGGAATGGAACTGAAACGGCGCATCAAAATTGAGATCCCCATACTGGCAATGGAGCAGTTGGGCTAAATCCTGCGCTTCAGCGTCTTCTGATTCGTAAAGGAAATCGTTGCTCGGCGTGACGCTAGCCCCGGATTGAATGTCGGGAATTACCCGGAGTTTCCAATGGATATTATTCAGGTCATCGTCATCTTTGAAATAGAAGTGCCAGAGTGGGATTACGGGGTTTGCATCGGAATTGTAAAACCCGCCGTTTTGCTTGATCAGTTCGGCCATGCGTTCGGGTGCGGTGATCCAGTTGTAGCCCAGCGGGTTGTCGTAGTTAATATCCTTACGTGAATCAAGCAACCTAGCGACCAGCGGCTTTGACCAACCGACAGGCGCATGTTTTCCCCACACTTTCTTGGCCAGTTCACCCACGCTGTAACGATGGCGTACCGCGAACCAGTTCAGGTTTTCAAAGTCGGTGGTGGTATCGGTAGCAATCCGTAGATCATTCAGAGCGATGAAGTCAGGACACCAGCCATCGGAATCATACCAGAGTTGCGGGCCAGCGCCGTGCAGGAGCACCGAAGCCCATTTGTAACGATGTAGCGCGGTGTACTTCCGCGACTTCTTCATCGGTTTATTGATGAATTGGGTGATGTAAGTTTCCCATTCTATCTGCTTTTCGACGGGAGCGTTGGGCAGATGCACCCGAAAGAAATTCTGGGGGCCAAGGAAGGCGCGGATATATTGGCGGATACCGAGTTGACCTAACACCGCAGCTTCGCCCCAGTTAACATTGACCCTTAGATTCAGTTTGCCAGCTTCGGCAACTGAGAGCATGGGAACGCCATTGAACAGATTCAGCACTCGTGCGCGATTGGCGGATTGGATCTGGGCGATTTGATCCCCTTGACGGATGGTGGCTTGAACGTTATCGGCAGTACCAAAGTTTATAAGACCCCCATTTGTTGTGAGTTCATTGCAAATCCTTAATCTCGCCGCGAATCCAGCAGTATGACGGCATTTTATCTAACATCTCAGGCCGCGTATGGTCAGCCACATGTTTAACCGGCACATGCACCTTCAATTGAAGGCAACAGCCGCAGATCTGGCACATATGTAAATCATCATCCAAACTGGTCTTTATCTCGCATTTCTGCTTAACCGAAAGCTGCTGACGAATGGCTACAGCAATTCGATTCATCATCTTTTCCCACCAACGCGGAGCTACATTACGATTGCAACATACGCAAGTAGTGGCGCGACGTTCGGCTAGTTCCTGAGATACAGGCGTTCCACCTTCACCGAGCCAATCTTTAAGGACGGCAGCGCCTTCGACAGTGTTGCGGATTTCGTTGATCATCCCTTAATCCTAGCGCCACAACCGCCACAACCAGCACGCGGACTAAGTTTAGCTGGCATGGCATAAGCCCGATTGGATGAATCAGTATCGTAACAGAATCTCGGATTATTACCCAATCGTTGACAGGTATAGAGCACAATGTCTAAGTAAACCTCCGCAATAGTGGCACGGGCCAATCCATTCCCCTTGCGAAAATCACAGACAATGTGCGCCTGAGTTTCAATTTCTGATTGGGCGTCAAACTTCCGATAAAGTCCTTCGGTCTGTTCGTAGGGAAATGAACCGGGTGGATTTTGATCGGTGCGAATGAGAACCCACATAGCTCAGATGTGTTGCAGCAATGCTCCGCGTATCGTGTCCTGATACTCGCGGGCCTCAGTTTCAAAGAAACTCTCACTGTCGCCTTTCTCGATCAATTCGGCTCCCAAACGCAAGATTTTAAATCCGCGCTGACGAGCACCTTCGATGAGCGTGACAAATTGATCATATAAATCGGGAGAACGCACCATGCGCTCCCTAGCCTTTTTGTCGTGCTTACTCTCGATGAAGTATTTGCTTCCTTTGCCAAACCTGCCGTATTCCCGTTTGCAGCCTTCTGCCATGGTTTCCTCTGGCAATTCCCGGCATTGATTGCAGAGAATAAGATACATTGAGGAAAACCAAAGTTCCGACACAAAATCTATGTAATATTCATCGCAACGAACGTGTCGCCGTTCATCACCATCGCTTATGAACAAATCGTGGCGCACTGGCCGAGCCGATGGTTTACCACCGAATTCGACTGGCACAGGTGGACGCTCACCGAACACCTTGGCGAAGGCTGGACCTAATGTGCCGCGTCCGGTTGAGTCGTAAAAGATGTTCTCGGATGGGATGCCTAACTGCTCGGTATCTTTTTTGACGTATTCGGCAATCTGGTCCTCTGGTGATTTTCGACTGATGATGCTGATGGGGATCGTGGTCTGATTATTGACCCGCAGGATTTCCACGCCATCAATCGAAGTGCCGAATTCGCCCCACCCACCCACACAACGATCCCCACCTGTGCCGCTGTAGGCCGCGTCTATCGCGTAAATCTTAGTGTGGTCGGTGTTGAGCCACAGAGCTTTCTCTAGCGCGTGATGCTCCCGGCACATGTCCCTGGTGATGATGCGGCGACAGAGCAGGCCGGTCTTCATTATTCCACCGCACTGTTCCCAGAAGCGTTGAGAATCTTTACCCCAGAATGCCGCAACTTCTTCGATTCGTTGCCGATGTATCAGGTAAGGAAACTTGGGCGGTTGATCCACCGGAAAATCGAAATTGGGCGAATCGAATCCGACGAAATTGACGCATTTACCTTGGAGAAACTTTGTCTCCCAGACACGGGTTTTTTCGGATTCAGGCAGCGATCCCCATCCGTCTCGTGGTTCGGCGCACAAGCCAAGTGGATCAGTCGGGTCGATTGGATTACCGCAAGGAATGAATTTGAAGTGACGAGCACCGCCGATATTGCTGACGGCATCAAGAAAATTAGGTCCCATACACTGACATTCATCACTTACAAAGACAATGCGCTTGCTCTTAATCCCAACGTACTTACCAAGCCCTACGTAGCGCCCGCTTTGCAGACACGGGATGCAGATGATCCCCTTGTTGAGCACGCGACCCTTTTTGCGTTCCTCGATAGATTCTGGATTTAGTTCGTTTGTGGCAATGGCATGGAGCGAATCAATGATGTTACCTGCGAGATCGGAATATCGGTCGGTGGCACGATTGTAAAGTCCCTTGATTGTTCCCCAAACGCGCAATTCAAGTCCGCGAACGTCGGTGGACGATACCAGCACACAGGTTTCGTGCGGAAAACAGAAATAGTCGCAGAGAGCAAACTTGGCGGCGGAATAGGTCTTGTTGCTGTTCTGTGGACCCATCAGGCAGGTGACTTTGTTGGCCACGATTTCTCGCAACGCCAATTCTGCCCAACGGTGCCAATCATCTTCAGGCCAGAGCAAGGTCATGGCCCGCTTGTAGTGCTCGAATAATCCTAAGCCCCACTCCTTGCCGCTGGGATAGACGCCTTTCCCACCTTTCTGGATGCAGTAGAATTCACAATCCAGATCATTGTAATGTGCGGGGAACTTAACCCCATATCGGGAAAAGGATTGATCGGCCTTAGCCATTACAGATTGTATTTTCTGTTGCTCACCGTCACTACCTATGGTATCGCCAAGTCCAAAGTCAAATGTTTATAGACTGGTCAACCACCGTAATGAGCAACTTAAACGTGCTCAGGTTGAAGTTAGGACTGACCAGTGGACCGACCGGTTCGACGGGTCCGACTGGTCCAACCGGAGCGCCAAGCACTGTTCCAGGGCCAACAGGTCCGAGTGGTCCGACTGGTCCTACGGGTGCTACTGGCCCCACCGGTGCCGCATCTACAATTGCAGGCCCGACAGGGCCAACAGGCCCCACGGGTCCCACGGGTGCTAACTCAACAATTCCCGGCCCCACTGGTGCAACCGGACCTACAGGACCCACCGGTGCTAACAGCACAGTTGCGGGACCTACGGGCCCTACCGGACCTACTGGTCCGACTGGAGCGGATTCCACGGTTGCGGGTCCTACGGGTCCTACGGGTCCTACGGGTCCGAC